GTACAGACTTGCTGTAATCTTTGCAGACTTCTTGTAAAGGAAAATCAAAACTGTCAACCTCTATGACTTTTTCAATGGATGAAAAGCCGTCCCAAAAAGGAGACTCTGGTCCAAGGGCTTCACCCCATGAATCCCATAATCCTTTGCCATAGATAACGACTAGCATTTAACAAACCACATCTGATAACCGTCTTCAAGACATAGCATCTCACCTTCACAGACCTGCATGAAAGCGTTAACACCACGCATAGGTTCTAAGAAAGGTTTGCCACCTTCTGCCCATAGATAGTCATCAAAGGCAATAACTCCACCAGGCTCAAGAACCTTAAAGGCATTAAGACCATCTAAAGCTGTCTGTAAAGCCGTATGGCTTCCGTCAATGTAGATGAAGTTAAAAGTCTTAGTGTTTTGATTAAAGAACTCATCACTAGTCATTTTGTTCTTAATAACTTTAGTGTTACCTGTAAAGCGAGAGTCGTAATAACCTTCAACTGAATTAAAATCTAGATGCTCGTGCTGTTCTTCCTCACTGCCTGCCCACGTATCCACATCGTCAATCGTTACAATATCCCGATTAATAAGAAGCCACTCAGTAGCATCTCCTGTGTATGTTCCTATCTGGAGAGCACGCAAAGGAACTTGCGGACACTTGCGGTCAAAATACGGGGAGACGTTATTAAACCAATTAGGAAACATTAGAACAATTTTAGGTTGTTAATGCAACCTTGTACATATTCTGGAGTCATCTCAACGTTGTCTAAAAGATGATGAAATAGTTCAAAGCTTTCATCTTTGCGTCCTAGCCACCAACCAGCAACGGCTTTTTCAAACATCAATACGTAAGGGCCGTTGTACTCCACATATACCGGAAGAGGTTGGTTATAAGTTGATGCTGTATAAACAAGCCCAAGTTCTGCAAATGTATAAGCTTTTTGCCATTCTTTATTGCGCTCATGCACACGAGCTAGATGAAAGTATGCCTCTGGTCTTCCAGGCAAAAGAGTGAGGGCATGAAGAAACGTTTGGTACACAGTTGCACTTCTATCGCCTTGCTTTGAAAAACACAACGCCATTCGTATTAAAGAAGAGTAAGCAATAACTGGATGTGTCTTATATCCACGGTCAGCAGTTCTTAAGTAAAAACCAGCAGCAGAGGCAAACTGACCTGCATCAAAGTAAGCGTTGGCAAGAGCAAAGTTTTTTTCTGGATTATAAGAATCAAACGCAACATCTACTGCAAGTTCTTTAATTGCCATATGTCTTTGCCTCTTCAATCATCTCGTCAATTACAGATTTAGGAACCTCAAGAACAAAAGCTGAGTTATCTTGAACGCCAAAGCTAAGAAGCATATTGTCGTTGATTACCGCAGCTCCTACACAGAACTCAATAGGAGTATCCATAAAGGCAAACTCTTTGCTAAGTCCTACAAAGTTAAACTCTTTATCCCAAACGATTAACCGATGGCGGTATGTAGAGTCCTTTTGATTAAGATAGTTTCTCCATAGTTTTACTTCGTGGGTTACGCACACATAGTAATCACCCCATGCAATAACGTGAGAACCACCCCGTTGGTCAATAGGTGGGGTAGGCACGTTGTCATTTACAATTGCTTGTTTAGACTCAGGCTCATTAGGGTTAGCCCAAACAACCTCAGTAGGCATTGCCCACTTCACAAAGTGATACGGATTATTTACTACAGGCATCCAGTTCTTCTCACAATACGAAGTGTTTTCATTAACTGGAGCTGGGACGCGGACTCTTTGAACTTCTTTTACGGTCCAATTGTCTTTATCAATCTCTATCTTGCTGTACTCCATACGGCCTTGACCATTGGTCGTGGTATCACGACGAACGCCAATCATGTAGTAATCGCCATCCCACTGGACAACTCGGGCATCCTCTAAACCTACAAACTCCCAAATAGGGGTATGCAGTTCTAGCATCTCTACCTTGGTGTAGTTGATTACGTTGTAATCTTTATCTAAACGGCAAAGAAAATTGTTTGTAACAAGGCGTTGGTCTTTCTCAGGATGCAAATAAGTAAGCGGTCCCCAAGGAGAAAAAAAGCGCTTTTCATTTTCAGAAATATAAAGTGTGTAATTAACCTGGCGAAGGTTAACCAGAATATCCCCATCATTGTCTATGTAAACAGAGGGGTTCATTAAACCCAGACCATTAGTCAAGGTATTGGGTATAATTATAGGAGCTAATTTACCGCCCTGAGAAACCGATTTTTGCACCAAATTCATGGGGTTACTTTAGCCCACATAGGCTTTCTGTACCAGTTAACCTATGCATATCCCCTTTGAAGGAGTCCCATGGCAACAACATACAAAGTTTTGGCGCAAAATAACCCCGCTGCCACTACTCTCACAACCTTATACACAGTTCCCTCAGCAACATCTGCTGTGGTCTCTACTATTATGATTTGTAACCAGGCCTCTACTGCTGCAACATACCGCATCGCAGTGAGCCCAGCAGGTGCAGCAATTGACCCTAAGCACTACATCGTCTATGGAGCAACAGTTGCTGCCTCAGACTCAACTGCGTTAACTCTAGGTATCACACTAGCAACGACAGATGTGGTGCGTGTTTATGCATCAACTGCAACTCTTTCATTTTCGGCATTTGGAAGTGAAATCTCCTAATGTCAATTTCAACAGCATCAGCACAGGTAGCAACACTTAGCCGATATCGCTATGTTGCTGTTGGCGCTGAAACCTCAGTATCAGGCGTAGATGCCAATGGTAACGTCCTTGCCTACACAGTAGGTATGGAGCAGGTCTACCTCAACGGCGTGATGCTTGTTCGTACTTCTGACTACACCGCATCAAGCGGAACATCTATCACGGCGTTGACTGCCTTAGTTGCATCTGACGTTGTTGAGATTTTAACTTTCTCACCCTTTACAATTACTAATGCTGTAGACCAGACCTTAGTAGATGCCAAGGGCGATATTATTGTTGGTACTGCAGATAACGTTGTAACTCGTCTTGCAGTTGGAACTAATGGAACTTACCCACAAGAACTCCTTGTGGACTCTTCACAGACTTCAGGCCTCCGTTGGGGCGATGACAACTTAATCCTTACTACGATGGGAGCCCTAATCTAATGGCCGTATCAGCAAAGACCCTCTACAGAGGGGCAGCCTCACTCACTACAACTACCACGTTGTACACAGTGCCTACTACCTCAACAACAACAGTTGTCACTAACATCGTAGTGACCAATACATCTGGCTCTTCTCAGACATTTACCATCACACTAGATGGTACAGATATGTTTACTACAACGGCACTCGCCGCTAACTCAACGGCCTTCTTTGATTTAAAACAGGTGCTAGCAGCAAATGCAACGCCAAAGACTATTAAGGGTGGCGCATCTGCAACTTCTGTCAACATTCACGTCTCAGGCGTAGAGGTGGCATAACTATGGCATCAACAGTATTTCCTGCTGCTAGTGGCGGCGTAACTCAAAAAGTAGCCGAATATTTAACTACTACTACATTTGTAACTCCATCTAATTGTTCTGCTGTTGAACTATTTTTAGTAGGCGGTGGTGGTGGTGCTGGAGGTGTGACTTCTGGTTCGCAACAAAGTGGTGGCGGTGGTGGCGGTGGTGTACTTAGAACTTTAATTTCCGTTACTCCAGGCACTTCTTATACTGTAACCGTAGGCGGAGGCGGGGCGGGTGGAAGTTCTGGTGGTGCAGGCTCAAATGGTAGTGATACAACTTTTGGTTCTCTTGCTACTGCATACGGTGGCGGTGGTGGTGGTGGCGGCGTAACTACAACTCCTGGAATGAGAGCAACTGGTGGCGGGGTAGGAAGTGACTCTTCGTCAACTTCTGGCGCTAACGGTGGTGGAGCGGGAAGCGGTCCATACGTCACTAACGGAACATACCAAATTGTCGCCAGTTCTGGCACAACAACAACGCAACCTCTGCAAGGATTTTATGGTTCACTCTCCAACGGTGTATCAAATGCCGCAGGTATTGGAAAAGATGGTTTTGGAGGCGGAGGAAATACTGGCAACCAAGGACATGCAGTTGACGGTGGTGCCAAAGGTCCAGGTTATGGATTAAACGGAATTGCTGGTACAACAAACAAAGGCGGTGGTGGTTCTGGATGTTCAACAAACGGTGGTTCTAATCTTACTGGTGGCGCTGGCGGTTCAGGTTACGCAAGAATTATTTATTGGTCATAAGGAGAATAGACAATGGCACATTTTGCAGAAATAGATTCAAACAATGTAGTACTCCGAGTACTAGTAGTAGCAGATGAACACGAAAATCGTGGTCAAGAGTTTCTTGCTAACGATTGTAATTTAGGTGGTACTTGGGTTCAAACATCTTATAACGCTAATTTTGGTGGAAAGTTTGCTGGAACAGGCGACATCTGGGATGGAAAAAAGTTTATTGCTCCTGTAATAAAAACACCAACAGAATAATCGCCCCAAAGAATTTTATCCAGTAAAGATAAATAGAAAGAAGTAGATAGATGACAAGAGCCAGAGACGTAGCAAGCGTCACCGACTTAGCTAATGCTAAGGGCGATATCTATACAGCTACTGCTGATAATACGCCCGCTGTTTTAACTGTTGGCGCAAATAATACACTCCTTGTTGCTAACTCAGGCGCTACTGCTGGAGTTAACTGGTCATCTACTCTCTCTGGATTAACTCTTACTTCTCCTACTATTTCATCTATTACTAATACTGGAACAATAACTTTGCCGACTTCTACAGACACTCTTGTAGGTAAGGCAACAACAGACTATTTAACTAATAAAACTTTAACGGCGCCAAAAGAATTGTGGACAATCTCAGCAACAGCGGCAACAGGAACTATTCAGTTTGATTGTTTAACCCAAGGCGTTTTATATTACACAACAGCATCTACTAATAACTGGACTCTTAACTTCCGTGGTTCTTCAGGAACTACTCTTAACTCACTGATGAGTACTGGCGACGCTATTACCGTAAACTTTTTGGCAACCAATACAACTGCCTATTATCAAAACTCAGCAATCACAGTAGATACCAACGCCACAGTTGCTATCAAATGGTCAGGTGGTACCGCTCCAGCTGCTGGTAACGCATCTGCTGTTGATACCTATTCTTATACAATCTTAAAGACAGGTTCATCCGCATTCACAGTCCTCTGTGCTGGTCCAGTCAAGTACGCATAAGGAGAATAACTCATGCCATTTTTTAGTCCCGTATCAGCAGGCGGAATAGGTAAAGCAACAGTAACTGCTTCTACTGGCTCTCCAACAATTGATTCTTCAACTCGTGCTGGTAAGACTATCTACAAATTTACTGGTTCTGGTTCTATTACTATTGGTACCGCTGGAACTGCAGAAATTCTTGTTCTTGGAGGTGGAGGACCTAACCACTACGAGCCAAGTGATGCAAGTACAGGTGGTCGTGGTGGGGCTGGCGGATATATCTACGATACCTCTGCAATACTCAAAGCAGGAACATTAACTGTCACAGTAGGTGGTGGTGGTGGAAATGGAACTAATCAAGCAGGAGCAGCCTCTGTGTTAGGAACATACTTTGCTGCTGGTGGTGGACAAGGCGGCTCTAATTACAACTCTCGTGCACACGGAGGCGGTAATGGTGGTTCTGGCGGAGGCGGTGGACCAGGCACTGGTTCAACAGGTGGTGGTACAGGAATTTCTGGTCAAGGCAATAACGGTGGAAACGGTGCTAACTCTGGCCAAGTAAAAGGCGGCGGTGGAGGTGCTGGTGGTGCTGGAAGCGGCGCGACTGGCGGTGCTGGTGCAGCAAATAGTATTACAGGAACATCAACAACTTATGGAATTGGTGGAGGGTCATCATCTAGAGCCCTCGCAAACTCAGGAGATGGCGGTAATGCCGATGGCACTAGCGCATCAGGTCAATCTGGTTATGTAGTGGTGGTGATTGGATAAAATGGCACACTTTGCAAAAATAAACGAAAACAATGTTGTTGAACAAATTATTGTGATTTCAAATTGCGCCATTGGTGGTTGCATTGGAAAAACACATTGGGATTACCAAGAGGAGTATCACAAAGACCATGGGAATCTTGATTATCCAGAACAAGAAGCAATAGGTCAAAAACTCATTGTTGAATTAGGTTATGAAGGCAAATGGCTTCAAACTTCTTACAACGAAAAGTTTCGCGGTCAATATGCTGGTCCAGGAATGATTTACGACGCCCAAAAAGACGAGTTTATTTTCCCTACAGAGGAGTAATAACTAATGCCAGATAAGAAGTTCCGTGGCATTAGCAACCTACCCGTTGCTATACCCGATGTACCAGATGCACCTACAGTCAGCGCAAGCAATGTAGGCACTAGCCGTGCCTACAATAATGGCGCTGCAACAGTGACTATTACATCCCCTACTGGTGGATTGCCTACTTCTTACTCTGTAACAACTACTCCAACAACTGTTACAACAACAACCTCTACTAGCCCTATTACTCTTACAGGTCTATCTAGCGCGACTTCTTACACAGTCTCTGCTACTGCAACAAATGGCACTGGAGTAACAACAGCTGCTACTACATCCTCCTCTATTACAGCTACTACTGTTCCAAACGCGCCTACAATGGGTAGCCCTACTGTTGCTACCGCTCAATCTTATTCTGGCTCTGCAAACGTATCTGTACCCTTTACAGCCCCTGCTACAGGTGGTTCATCTATTACTGGTTATACAGTTACTTCTTCTTCTGGTAATAACAATACAGGTTCATCAAGCCCGATTTTAGTATTAGATACTGTTGGAGTTGCTTGCACCTATACAGTCACAGCTACTAACGCTAATGGCGTATCTACTGCCTCTTCTGCATCTGCTGCTACTACTCCTTCTTCTGTTCCACAGGCTCCTACTATTGGAACCTTTACTGATGGTGGCACAGGAACAACTGGAACATTATCTTTCACCGCCCCAGCAACTGGTGGCTCTGCAATCACTAACTATAAGTACTCAACAGATAGTTCTACTTATACAGCCCTATCTCCTTCTCAGACAACTAGTCCATTATCTTTGACTGGATTAACCGCAGGAACTTACAACTTCTCTGTCAAGGCCGTAAATGCTAACGGCGATTCCGCAGCCTCTGGCACCGTCTCTGGAACAGTCGTTACTCCGTCATCCTTCTACAACATTGCTACGCTTACTCCTAGCGGTAGCGGAGATGTAACATTCTCATCCATACCTCAAACATATAAATCGTTGCAACTGCGAGTTGTAAATATGTCAAGCACTTTTGGTAACAATATTGGAATTTATTTTAATGGCAATTTTGCAACAAATTATACTGGCCATAGTCTGTCAGGTGATGGAACTACAGCATCAGCATCGGGTGGCATAAATAGATATTATATTTATGTAGATACCGCAGCATCACAATCAACTTATCCTGTAGTAAGCATTACCGATATTATTGACTATTCTTCAACCTCTAAGTATAAAGTTGCAAGAATTTTTGGTGGTGGTGATAAAAATGGAGCTTATAGTGCAGTCAATTTATCTTCTGGTATGTGGCTTTCAACTTCTGCTATTACTTCTATTACAATTACAAGTGGAGTTTTTGCATCTGGTTCTTCTATCGCCCTTTACGGAGTAAACTAATATGGCTACCGCAACTTACGATTTAATCGCATCGCAAACACTTGGCTCGGCTGCATCGTCTATTACCTTTTCGTCTATTGCGGCAAGTTGGACGGATTTGCGGTTGGTTTTTGTGGGAACTTCAAGTTCAAGCGCTCCAGACGTTTTTTTACGATTTAACAACGTAAGCACAGGAACTTATTCTATTACAGCTCTAAACGGAAACGGCACTACGGCGGCTTCAACAAGTTTGACCAATCAAACCGAAATAGACCCATACAGCCAATATGGTTCTTTTAGCACACCCCCTGCATTTATTTCTTATGACATTTTTTCTTACGCAGGTTCAACATATAAAACAACACTTATAACCGTTGCAAATGATAAAAATGGAACTGGAAACATAAATTTGACGGTGGGTCTTTGGCGTTCCACCGCTGCAATTACAACAGTTACTTTGTCAACAAATGTAACGTCTTTCGCCGCTGGTACAACCGCCAACCTCTACGGAATCTTAAAGGCTTAGGGAGAAACTAATGTCCACATACACACTCATCTCATCCCAAGTCCTCGGCTCATCAGCCGCATCCGTTACCTTCTCGTCAATTCCAAGTACCTATAAGGATTTGGTTTTGAGGATGTCAATAAGAACAACTGCAACTGGTAATTTTCCATCAAGATTTACTGTTGGTTTTAATGGCGTTACAACAAACTTATCAGGTCGTTATTTGACAGGTTATGTTTCTGCGGGAACTGGTTATGCAGAGTCAGGCACAGTTACTCAACCTCCATTAGCAAACTCAGCAGGTTCTACTGCAAACACATTTTCTAACATTGAAGTTTATGTTCCATCTTATGCTGTGTCACAAAACAAACCTTTTTCTGTGCATACAGCAACTGAATATAATTCAGCAGATTACGCACAAAATGAAGTAGATGCAATGTTGTGGAGTAATACTGCTGCAATTACATCTCTTACTTTATCTGGATTAACTTTTGCAATCGGCTCATCTTTCTATCTATACGGAATCTAAGGAGAAAAAATGACAGATACAACCCCAATCGCTGTAGAAGTATGCTGCTGTGGAAACTGCGCTGCAGAAGGCCACGAGCAGACTACTACTCGTCCACTCACCGCTGAAGAGGTTGCTGCTAATGAAGCAGCAGCGGCAAAGGCAGCGACAGAGGCTGCAGAGCGTGAGGCAGCAGCAGAAGCGTTGGCTGCTCTCAAGGCATCTGCTAAGGCTAAGTTAGTAGCAGGTACACCTCTTACTGAAGAAGAAGCGGCAACTCTCGTTATCTAAATTCGGCGCTTTATCAATTTTTTCCAGTAAAGACAGGAGATACTAGACACTATGTCTATACGCAATGCCTCAGGTGAGTCAGTAGATGGTGCAATAGGCAAAATTGCCGATGTGCCTAATGCTCCTACCTCACCTTCAGCTACAAATGTGGGTACCTCACGTGCGTATAACAATGGTTCTGCTACTGTCTCTTTTACCCCAGATACCACTTATTGGGGCTCATCTATTACTGGATATACAGCTACAGATAATACTGGCGCCTTTACAGCTACTGGTTCTTCTTCTCCTTTAACAGTAACGGGATTACAAAGCGCCACATCTTATACATTTACAGTAAAAGCTAACGCATCTCAAGGCTCAAGTGCAGCATCCTCTGCCTCTAGCTCTATTACAGCAACTACAGTTCCAAACGCTCCAGCAGCACCTACTGCAACTGATTCTCCCTCAGGGCGTGCTTATAACAACGGCTCTGCATCTATTGCATTTACAGCCTCCGCAACTGGTGGTTCTGCAATCTCTTCTTATACAGTTATTTCTTCTCCTGGTTCTTTCACAGGAACTGGTTCTTCTTCTCCTATTGTTGTAACAGGACAGCAATCTGCAACTGGTTACACATACACAGTTACAGCAACAAACGCCAATGGAACATCAAGTGCTTCTACTGCCTCTGCTTCTGTGACCGCTACTACTGTTCCTGCTGCTCCTACTATTGGAACCGCTACAGTTACCAACTCAACAACTGTTTCAATTCCGTTTACTGCAGGTGCTACTGGTGGTTCAGCAATAACCAGTTACACCGCAACATCAAGCCCATCAGTTTCTCTTTCGGTATCAGGAACTTCAACTCCATTAACAGTTACAGGGACTTTTGCATCAGGTCAAGCCTATACTTTTACAATTTCAGCGGTAAATGCTAATGGAACATCTGTTGCATCTTCAGCATCTAACTCAATTACTCCATATTCTCTTCCTACTGTTTCTGGTGGAACACTTACTTCAGATGCTACCTATTACTACCGTACGTTTACTTCAACCAACACGTTATCGGTTTCTAACGCAAGCATTACAGCTGATATTTTGACCATCGCTGGAGGTGCTGGCGGTTACGATGGTTGGTATTTTAACAGTAAGGGCACAGTAACTTATATTAGAGGAAGTGGAGGAGGGGCGGGCGGCGTTGTGTACCAGGCTTCACAAACACTATCTACAGGAAGTTACACAGCCACAGTAGGTGGCGGAGGTGGGCGTAATAATCCTGGTAATAGTTCAACATTTGGCGCACTAACAACAGCACTACCAGGGGGTGGGCCTGGCAATTTTTCTAGTGGAACAAGCGGTACTTACGGTTCTGGTGGGGGCGGAATTCAGTTCTACCAAAATGGCACTTTTCTCCGCATGCCTACTAAAGGAACAAGCCCACAAGGAAACGATGGCGGTTCGGCAGGGTCAGCAAGCGGCACTACTGGTGCAGGCGGCGGTGGTGCGGGAGCCGTAGGAGGAGATTCAAGCGGAGCATCTTCGGGTGGCGCAGGTGGCGTTGGTACATCTGCGTACTCCTCATGGGGTAGCGCAACAAGTACAGGTCACAATGTTAGTGGAACATATTATTACGCTGGTGGTGGTGGTGGGGCAAACAGTGCAAGTGGGGGTAACGGCGGCGGTGGTAGTGGTGGTTCACAGAACGTAGGAGGAACTGCTGCAGCCAATAACACAGGCGGTGGTGGTGGTGGTGGGGGACAACCTACCGCTGCTAATACTACAATGGCTGGAGGCGCTGGAGGTAATGGTGTTATTATTGTTCGTTATACTCGTTCTCAGGTAGGTGGATAATGTCACATTGGGCAGAAATTGATAATGATGGAATTGTTTTACGTGTAATTGTGGGCGACAATAGTGAGCCTGACGAAGGTTATCGCATTATTACAGAAAATCTTGGTGGTACTTGGATTAAAACAAGTTACAATACTATAAAAGGAGTTCACACTTTAGGTGGTACGCCTTTTAGAGGAAACTATGCAAGCCCAGGCTATGTCTATGTTTCTGATATAGATATGTTTTTACCACAAAAACCTTTTCCTTCATGGGTTCCTGATTCTAAAAATTTTATTTGGAAAGCGCCTGTTGAAAAACCAGATTCTGGAATGTGGATGTGGGATGAGTCTGTAAGGAATTGGGTAGAGGGTGAATCGGGACCAATCGTTCAATAAAAACCGCTTAATTACTTCGGGGTTTCCCAGAAGTGGTAATGTTTTTTTAAATTACTCTTTTAAATGCTTGTATTACCCAGATAAAGAAGTGTCGCCTCAAACTCATGTTACAAACACATTTAAAGAAAATACTCATGTAATAACACCTATTAGGAATCCATTAGACTGTATTTCTTCTTGGAACCTATATCAAGAAAACTTTAACTATCCAAGAGACTTAAATAAAGACATTACTTATTATTTAAGGTTTTATTCTTATGTTTTAAATAACTTAACTAATATACTTTTACTTGACTTTAATGTTTTTAAAACAGACTTAGATTACATTACAAACAAAGTATTTAACTTTGTCAATATAAACCCTGTAAAAAAAGTTTCTTTAGAAGTAGTAAAGGATACAATGATAAAAGATAATAAAGTAGATAATTTGCCTAGAAATAACCAATTATTTTTGACTGAAATAAAAAATACACTTCAAGAAATTCCTCAGATTACGGAGTGTTTAAACCTGTACCTTGAATTAAAAGAAATGGAAAAAAAATGATTATTCAAATAATTGGTTTACCAGGCTCAGGAAAAACTACGTTAGCAAAAGTACTTGTTGACCGTATTAATGCTGTCCATTTAAATGCTGATTATGTGCGCTCTACTATTAACTCTGATTTAGGCTTTAGCCCAGAAGACCGCATTGAGCATGCCCGTCGTATGGGTGAGATGGCTCGTATGCTTTCAGGTCAAGGACTTACAGTTGTAGTGGACTTTATCTGCCCAACACAAACTACACGCACCGTTTTTGGTAAGCCAGATATTTGTATTTGGATGGACACTATTCAACAGGGGCGCTTTGAAGATACCAACAAGTTGTGGGAAGAACCTACAGAGTTTAACCACCGCTTTACCAGCTATGACAGTGAAACTCAAGCAAACCTTGTTATCGCTGTTAACGGTCTGCATGATTGGAAAACTCCAACTACTTTAATGCTAGGGCGCTATCAACCTTGGCATGAGGGGCACCACGCCCTTTATGATGAGGCGCAAAAGCGCACTGGTCAGGTAATGCTAGGAGTAAGAAACACCCAAGGCACAAGTGAGAAAGACCCACTGTCTTTTGATGAGGTCAAGCACTACATTAGTCAAGACCCACACATGAAAAACGCTATGGTGGTTAAGATGCCTAACATTACGAATATCGTCTACGGTAGAGACGTTGGATACAAGATTGAACAGGTGAAATTAGGTGATGAGATTGAAGCTATTAGCGCTACTCAAAAGCGTAAGGAGATGGGTATATGAAGCAGGAAAAGGTATTGGAGATGCTGAAGAAAGAATGTGGGCAACTCCTGTGAGTAGGGCGCCAATTATGTGGGTTTCCCACGGACGTTCTTTTGTTAAAGCGGTAACTTGGCGGTTAACGGGCACCTTTGATACATTTGTTTTAACTTACATTATTACTAAAAAGATTAAATTTGCCCTTGCTATCTCGGCAACTGAGGTTTTTACTAAGATTTTTCTTTACTACGTCCATGAGCGCATTTGGAATAAAGTTAACTGGGGCAGGGAATAGCGTCTAAGTAAATCCTTTATTTCTAGTATAGATAGGGGATAATCCTTACCATGCGTGGTTCAAAAGTACAAGGACGATTCAAAATTGACTTTGAAAATAAGTCAATGGAAGAAGGCGTTGTTGATGAACTCCGTGACCCAGTGGGTACGGAAGTTGATTGGTGGGCTTGGGACCCTGCAGCTTTAGCTGCTGATTACAACACCTGGGTAGACCCTATCTACGACGTCTCTAATCAAGAAGAGGGTCAAGGCCGTCGTTGGAATACCCCATTTAAAATGCCCGTAATTATGGCGCAACAACTTCGTGGTACCAATATTATGAACGAGCGCGGATTTTACGTTGTAGATACCCTGCGGTTAGTTGTTGCTGTAAATGACGTTAATCGTCTTCTTCCTGGGATGCTTACTGACCCCAATGCTCACATCAAAGACCGTGCCGTATTTCAGGGTGAAGTGTTTGTTCCTACCCGTGTCCTTCCTCGTGGGCGCTATTCTAATTTTTATTCAGTAATAACTATTGACATGAACCTTGTAAACTCTGAAGAACTTGTGAACGACCCCCAGTTCCAGGCCTACGCAAACTAAGGAGATAAACCATGACAGATGAAACCTTTGAACCAGAGCTTGATTTAGACCTTTTTGATGAAAAACTTAAAGCTGAAGTTGAACTATCTGAAGACTATAATTTAGAGGAAGACGAACTGGAAGAGGATACCGATGAAGAAGACTACAGCGAAGAAGACGACGCCGAATAAAGGCAAAGTTGAAAAAGTAATGTCAGAGTACAAGTCTGGCAAACTTCATTCAGGTAAACCTGGTCCTGGTAAAGGTCCAACAGTTAAATCTAAAAAACAAGCTGTAGCTATTGCATTAACCGAAGGCCGCAAGGCAGCAAAGAAAAAGTAACGTGGAGCATCCATTTAAACTTGGTCAAGAACACTTACCTTTTCCTAATGGTGGAGGATTAAAACTTATGGCATCTAGAACTCCTGAGTCTCATAAATTAGAGATTGAAGCACTAGAGGCAAAGCATAAGGTTGAATTTGCTAAGCTTAAAGAAAAACATGCTGCTGCTAATAAACCAAAACCTATTTCTGTAAAGGCAAAGAAAAATGTCTAAGACTATTAAAGCCGCTGGTGAAAAACACGTTATTAAGAAGAACAAAAAAGGTGACATCATTGTTGACCATGAAGGCAACAAAGGTCCTTGGGATAAGATTAACCTCACTAAAAAAGCTGGTGCTAAAAATATTCAACAAGGCGTTAAAGCCGTAAAAAAATATCACAGAACGACAGGAAAGTAATATGCCAAAGACTGAAGCATGGACTCGTAAAGAAGGTAAGAACGCTAAAGGCGGGCTTAATGAAAAAGGACGTAAGTCTTACGAGAAAGCACACCCAGGCTCTGACCTAAAGCCTCCTGTAAAAAAAGAACAAGCAGCTAAATCTAAGAAGTCTGCTGCTCGTCGTAAAAGTTACTGTGCTCGTTCTGCTGGTCAAGCTAAAATGTTTCCTGCAGCAGCAAAAGACCCAAACAGTAGATTGAATAAAGCTAGAAGAGCGTGGGACTGCTAATGGCTAAAAAAACAGACCCTTGCTGGGATGGCTATACTCAAGTAGGTATGAAGATGAAGAACGGCAAGAAAGTACCAAACTGCGTGCCAGACCGTTCTGGCAGAATTCCAAAATCAAAACCTAAAAAGAAAGTGAGCAAGTAATATGTGTGCTACATGTGGTTGCGGCAAGAAGGCTGCTAAGAAGTCACCTGCTAAAAAGATGACAGGTAAGCAAAGCAAGCTTGACATGGACAAAAATGGAAAGCTAGATAAAAAAGACTTTGCCATGCTTCGTGGAAAGAAGAAGTAATGTGCGCTAAATGTGGTTGTGGCTGCAAGGCAGGAAAGCCAGCAGCAGGATGTAAGTGCACTTGTGCCACATGTGCTGGTGCTCGTGACAAACAGCAAGACGCTAAGGTCATGAAGAATATGACCCCAGCTCAAATGCTAGAGTTTAAGAAGAAAGATAAGAAGATGGATAAGAAGAAGCCATCTCCTTCAAAAGACAAAATGATGGACAAGGCACTAGCCAAAGACATCAAGTCTAAAGGTAAGAAAAAGAAGTAAGTAGTTAGGCCCCGAAAGGGGCCTTTCTTCTTTATCATTGCAGTATCGGGAGTTCGTGCGAACCCTGTGTAGTTCCCAACTACTTGCGTTTGATAAGGGGATTTATTCATGCTGCTTTCACCTACCCAGATGGTGGTTGAACTATGAAAGAAATCCACGCTTTTCAAAACGCAATTCATCAAGCAAGTCATGAGACATCACAATTCATGACAGCACACCTACGTTCAGAAGCCCACGCTAGTGGTTGGCCTTCTCACGTTGTTGGCAATATGGGTGTTACCTATAGCGACAAAGGCTTTGAAGCCCATACGCACGATGCTCATAAAGAAGAAGCTAACGACCTTGAGTACGGCAATACAACTATGCGCCCAACAGCTGCAGTACGCCGTTTTGCCAACCGCACCAGCGAAGCGGATAAGTTCCTTGCTGGACGTATGCACAAGATACTAGGTGAGCTATGACATTCCTTCTTTCAGAAGACGCTGCTCTTCGTACTCTCCTAAAGGATATGGTTGTTACTGACCAGAAATCCGTTACAGGAGAAGGACCTCAACGTAAAGTTGGCGTTTGGTTTGGGCAACCTGACCAGGAGATTACAGCGCAGAGCTACCCTTACATCACTATTGATATGATTGATATTGCTGAAGATTTTGTTCGTGCGCACCGTGGCCTTGTAAAGCCTGGATATATGGGTGACCCAACTAATATGGTGGAAGCAACTCAAAGCACTCAAGCGGTTCAATATGATGATGCTGTTAACGATTGGATGATTCACTATCCAATTCCAGTAAACATTGATTACCAAATTACAACCTATGCCCGCCAACCTCGTCATGACCGTGAGATTTTGGCGCAAATGCTATACAAAAAGATTCCATTGCGTTTTGCCGTACTGGAGACAGATGACAATACTGTTCGTCGTCTAGATGTTTTGGATATCTCTAAACGAGATGTTACAGAGCAAGGCAAGCGTTTATTCGTAAACGCATTTACTGTGCGAGTCTCCTCTGAGATTGCGCCAGAAACATACAGCAAAGTTTACAAAGCGTTACAAGTCATCGCTACGGGACCAACTACTACACAAAGCCAAATTATTGGTCGTGGAACGTTTACCCCAATTTCGTACAACATAACGGCACCATAAGGAACCTACCTACAACCCTAAGGAGAAACCATGGCTTATAGCCGTCCTGGTGTTTACATTAGTGAACGCCTTCTACCAGCAAGCATTCCCGGTGGAGTGTCAGCTAACGCTGCTGGTGCCGTTGTTGCGCCCTTCGCACAAGGCCCAGAAAGCGTAACCCTCGTATCATCGTGGTATGAGTTCAATAAGTACTTTGGCGGATACAACGCTCAGTACCCAGCAACATTCGGCGTTGGAGCATTCTTCTCCAATGGCGGACGTGAGCTTTATGTAAAACGTGTTCTACATTCAGACGCTGTTAAAGCACATACAGATATTGTTACAGTAGGAAGCGCAACAGTTGCAACTGTTACTGCAAAAAATGCAGGAGCAGATGGAAACAACCTTCGTGTTGTTATTTCAGCTGGTTCAGTTGCTGCTACTTACACATTGACTGTCTATCGTGAAGCTGGCGTTGCTAACGTTATCTCAGATGACATTCTCTTAGAGCGCTATGAGAACATTGTTTTTAATGACTCTACTTCAAGTGATTTTGCAGAGACAGTTGTAAATACTGTTTCTTCAGCAATTACAATTAGTGCAAGTGCTTCAGGAGTACCTGTACTAAACAAGTACCCACTTTCAGCAGGAGCTAATGGAACAGCAGTTGTTGCAGCAGATTACACAAACTACCACTCAACTGGTGATTCAGTGTTTGAGAGCTTCTCATCTCTTGACCGTCCTCTTGTTGTTTTTCTTCCAGAAATCCACAAAACACTTGCAGCTGATATTGACACAGTAATTGATTCAGCATCATCATGGGCTGAAGATAACAACTCATTTGTTGTTGTAGATACCGATGCTGACCAAACAGTTACAGAGGCGTTGACCTTTGCTAGCGGTTTGATGTCTTCAAGTGCTGCTGCTGTTTACTTCCCTAACCTTTACATTGCTGACCCAATTGGTCGTGGTTCAGGTTCACTTCGCAAGATTGGTCCAGCAGGTGCTGTTGCAGGACTTTACTTAGCAACTGACGCTGGTCGTGGCGTCTTCAAGGCACCTGCAGGTATCACAACTACTGTTCAAGGCGTTGTTGCTGTAGAGAAGTCATTTACATCAACAGAACTTGATTCACTTAACTCTGCTACTGCTCCAGTAAATGCTCTTCGCCAGATTCCTGGTGCAGGTCTTTCTGTAATGGGTGCTCGTACACTTAAGCAAGATGGAACAGCAAACAAATATGTAAACATGCGTCGTTCTTTGAACTATATCCGTAAGAACCTTAAGAACCTTACAGAGTTTGCAGTCTTTGAAAACAATGATGAGCGCCTATGGGCTCGCATCAATACCTCCCTTACAGTATTCTTAAATGAATACCGAAATCAGGGCGGGCTTCGTGGAGCTAACAACACACAAGCGTTCTTCATTAAGTGTGATGCACAAAACAACACAGCCCAAGCAATCGCTAATGGCGAAGTTCACATCCAGGTCGGTGTGGCACTGCAGTACCCTGCAGAATTCGTCGTCATTGACCTCAGCCAAAAGACCCTGGTCTAAGACCGAAGGAGATAGAAAACAATGGCAACAATCAATAACCGTTCAACACTGTTGACCGACCCATTACGTAACTTTAGATTTTTAGTTACGTTTCAACCACAAGATAGCAACAACACTGCTCTCAAGGGTCTGAACAATGTGACACTTGGATTCACTTCGGTATCAGGATTGGCTGTTACAACAGACTCTATTCCTTACCGTGAAGGTGGATACAACACCACTGTTCACCAGATTCCTGGACAAACTTCTTTTACACCTCTCACACTTCAACGTGGCGTCATTCTGGGCACACGTCAGAATTGGGACTGGATGAAGAACTTATTTGCTACAGTGAACGCAACAGGCTCTACTCGTGCGGTTGACCAAAACTTCCGTTGCGATATAGAGATTGCAGTTCTTTCACACCCAATCCCAGGTTCACCTAACCAAAACGACACTGCAACAACGTCTACAGACCACGTTGCAATGCGCTTTAAGGTGTTCAATGCTTGGCCTACAACAGTTGCATACTCAGACCTCAATGCTGGTGACAACGCTCTTTACGTTGAGCAAATGACACTCGTACACGAAGGCTTTGATATCAACTGGGCAACAGACCTTTCAACTTCAGCATCATCAACTTACCCATCAGCATAATCTAAAGGACTAACATGACGAAAACAATTAGTGCAGCGGTCAATCCCGCATTGGCAAACAAACTATTAGAACAAGCTACAGTTGAAAAGCCAGAAGAAAAAGAAGTAAAAGTCCTACCTCCTTTGGACACACATGTGACACTCCCTGGCGGGTACCTAACGCCTGCCGGGGAGCTCATCACAACCGCAGAGGTTCGTGAGCTCACAGGCAAAGACGAAGAAGCTATCTCTCGTGCATCATCTACAGGAAAAGCGCTTATCACTATTCTCAATCGTGGAACAGTAAAGATTGGCGACCTACCTGCAGATGAAGCCTTGTTAGACCAGCTTTTATCTGGAGACAGAGATGCTCTCCTATTAGCAATCCTTAAAGTTACATTTGGAAATATCTCTACGCTTCCTTCTTATTGCGCTACTTGCGATGAAGTTAAAGAGGTAGATGTTGATTTAGATGAAGATATTAAAGTCAAGGTAATGCTTGACCATAATGAAAGAGTCTTTACAGTAGAAGGAAAGAACCAAGAATATACAGTTCAACTTCCTACAGGACGAGCTCAAAAAGAACTTATCAATAACGCAGATAAAACAATCTCAGAATTAAATACAATCCTATTGGAAAATACAATTATTAAGATTGGTAATGCTCCAGTAGTTAGCAAACAACAAGTCCAGAACTTAGGTGTATTGGACCGCAAAAAGGTTATTGAAGAAATCAATAAACGTTTTGTTGGGCCACAATTTGATGACCTAAGCGTTACTTGCCCTGAGTGTGAAGGCGAGGTACGTGTCCCTATTAATTTAGGCGCTATGTTTCGTTTCTAGTATTAGCCCATTTGTGCAGTTACTTGCAGAATGGCGAGGCTTAGCAGAAACGTACACAGGCTGGAACTTAACAGAGATACAGAACCTTTCGTACAGAGAAAGACATAATTGGTTAGAGATAAGGTAAGTCAGAGAGGAATAGCATGAGTGTTGTAACAAACATCAAAGCGATGTCCTCTGGCATTGGCGACCTTAATAAGCAAGTAAAAGAACTTCTTGGCAATGTTAAATCCCTTGCTGGAGTAACCACCCAAAGCCTTGGCGGTGTTAAAGGCATGCTCATGGGCGGTGGAGCTCGTGGTATTGGCTTTGGACAACAAGGTAATGTCATGGGCGGTTCTCTTGCAAGTTTCTCAACTCCTCAAATAGCAGTAGCTTCTATGGCTGTTCAAGGCGCTGGAAACATGATTCAAGGCGCAGCACAGTTGGCTATGGCACCTGTTGCAATGGCGTATGGCGCAACCATGGATAGCAGTGGCATTGTTAACAGAGCAAGCACGTATAACAACGCAGCTCTTATGTCTGGTACCGGCAATAGAACAACAATTGCTAAAGCAACTTTTTCTGCTTTAAGAGGTGGTTTGACTGGGGTTGGTTCAGATGCTCAAGTTGCATCTATCCTTGCTGGCAGTGGCTACACAGCAGGCACAGCTAACTATCTTGGAGCTGCAGCTCAAGTAGGAGGAGCGGCTCGTTACTTAAACATGGGTAACCAACAAGCATCTGCAGCAATTGCTGGAATGCAATCCGGAGCTTTTGCAGCTAATGCATATCAGTATGGCATCACCACTATGAATGCTGATGGAAGTTTTAAGAGTACTGGTGACATCTCTAAACAAATAATGAAAACCTTTATGCCAACAGATGCTAAAGGAGTAAGTTTAGTAACTGGTAAAAAAGTTACAGCAGAAACAATCAATACATCCTTTCTTAAAGGAAACCTTGGTCCAATTCTTGAAGGACTAGGACTTTCTGCAGACCAACAAAAACTTGTTAGACAAGCAATGGTTGACACAGTTAGTGGTAAAAATCCTGATTTAGCAAGTAAAACCGCAAATGAAAACCCAGCATCAGCAGCATTGCGTATGAACACTTCTCAAACAATGATTCAACAAGCTTCTGAAAAAAACACTATTAAGGGGCTTAATGCTGCAGCAACAACTGTTGAAATTTTTAATAACAATATGAAAGATGTTATTTCTTCCATGGCTTTATTTAAAGGCTACTTGGATGGAATGAGCGGAACTAATGCTGGTAAAGGAATTAAAGCCGGAGCTCACTCTGCTGTTAGTGGAATTAAAAACTTTCTTGGTGGAGCGTTAAAGGTTGCTGGAGCTGTTGCTCTTGGAGCACTTATGCTTGGTGGAGGTAACCCAGGTTATGGTGGTTCCTTTACTCGTAAAGGAGCACGTGGCGGAGGTACCCCTAACTCACCCGTAACAGGTTTACAAACAGCGGGGTATGGGGCAGTAGACCAATCAGGTATTTGGGCATCAACAGGAAATCAACATAAAGGAGTTGACTACGCAGCTCCACTAGGTACGCCTGTACATGCAACAATGCCTGGAATTGTTTCTGGAGATTCAATCAGCAGTGACTACGGTAATGCTGTGTTAATTGACCATCCAAATGGCTACTCAACTTTGTACGCACATTTAAAAAACAAAGAAGTAAGCCCAGGAAGTCAAGTTAGTGCTGGACAAGAAATTGGAAAAGTAGGTCAGTCAGGAAATACTACTGGACCAGGTTTGCACTACGAAGTCCGAAAAGGAAAAAACAACCCAGTAAACCCAGCAGAACTTGGTGCTATGGGTGGCTCACCTTTGGGCATGGCAATAACTATGTCTAATAAAGGTTCTAAAAATGCTAAAACTTCTGGCGCGTCTTTAAAAATTGGTGGAGCACCTGCAGGAAGTAACCTTGCTGCAACAGATGCAAAGTTAATGGCGGTGCTTCAAAAAGCAGGGTTTACTGGTGACGCTTTAACTAATGCGTACAACGTAGCAAAGGCAGAGTCTGGTGGACGTCCAGGTGCTTTAAACCCCAACGCTAGTAGCGGCGATTATTCTATGGGCCTATTCCAAATCAATATGATTGGAAGTCTCGGTACCGCAAGAAACGCTCAATATTTAAAACAATATAAAGACATTGGTTACACAGGTCCAGAAAGTTTGTATGACCCAGCTATCAATGCAAAAATTGCCTACGACATATCTAAAGGCGGAACTAAGTGGAGCGATGCTTGGGTAAATACTTCTAGAAAACTTGGAATTGGTGGCGGAACTCCCGGCTATGGAGCAAGTGTTCACAGCCCTGTTGCCAATGACACGGTTCTTGGAGCTGCAACAGTAAACCAAGGAACTTCTAATTCAAAAAATGTTTATATCACAGTTAAAATTGACCAAGCAAATGAAGCAAGCGCAATAACATTTGCTAAAAAAGTACAAAGCATTCTTGATAACAAAAACAACAACCACTTGATTGGAAGCTCCTAATGGCTAATACACAACAAACCATTGAAGCACAAGTAAAACAATACGAGCAACGACAAAAAGATGCTGAGGTCAAGAGTGCTGCTCAAAAAGCAAAAGACAAAGTAAAAGCTCAAGTTGGGGCATTAAATAGGCAACTTAACGCTATTAAAGCAGACAATAAATCAATTCTTCAAGCTATGTCTGACCCACAATTTCAAGTTGCAATACTTCAAAAACAAGCAGTACAAGCCGCTATTGATTATGGCACACCGGGCCATCCAAACTACACTTCGTCACAGTATAAAACTATTATTCGTGACCTTAACTTTCAACAAAAACTTATTGATGGTTATAAAACTCGCCTTGCTAAAAACGATGCAACATCAAAAACAGTATTGCAACAAATAAAAAATATTCAACACCCAGTAAAACCACCAGCTACTGTTTTACCTAAAGGCAACTCAACTACTGTAGTTCATCAATCAACACCGGATACTTCTACAATTCATTTTAACGCTCCCATGGTTTCTCAAACATACTTTAGAGGAATTCAATCTGAAATATTACATGGCAATTATGTAAATGCAGGACCGTATACAGACGCAAAAAATACATGGTCTATAGGAACTAATGGCACACCAATAACGGGTCGTGGAGCATTCCAAGTTGATAAACAAACCGTAACAGCTGCAGCAGTTGCACAAGCTACTAAAGACGCACTACGGTATGGAAACAAGGTTGACACAAATCTTTATGGGTTTAAATTTTTATACAACCCAGGGTCCGTATCAATGAACTGGGGTGCGGTACAGAAAACTGACCCTACATATGAAAGCATGGGTGTTGACCCTTTTGTTCCTGGAACGCAAAACCTTATTCAAAGTTATCTAGAATTTTCAATTATCATTAATCGCATTGAAGACTTCAATTACTTAGACCAAACTGGATTAAAAAAAGTTCAAGGAACTACTGGTTCTACAAACCCTTACCCAAAGAGCGTTCCTAACTCTGAGTTAATTCAAATCTTTGAAAAAGGAACAATGTATGACATTGAGTACTTGTTCAAAACAATGCATGCATTAACTGGCAACACTGGATACAAAAGTCTTCTTATGAATAGCGTAACCTCAGACCCAGGTTGGCTTCCGGTTCGTCCTGTGGAGCTGCACCTTGGAAACAAACTTCGTTACCGAGTTCGCATTCAAAACTTAACAGTAAACCACACAGTGTTTAATCCTAGAATGGTTCCTATTCTTTCAACTGTTACATTTACTTGTGCACGTTACTGGGATTCAGTAGATTTTTCGGCAGGTAAAAAATGACTATTTATTTAGACAGTAGGTATGCCGATGGTGCTTTGTTTAAAGCAAAAGACACCCGTTCAAACAATAACATTGTAACTGTTTTTAGAACTTTTCCTGTTTACTCAGTTACTTTTTCTTTGTATGAAGTTACCGAGATAGACCGCATTGAAAATATTGCTGTAAAGTTTTTGGGAAACCCAGAACTTTGGTGGCAAATTATGGATATAAATCCAGAAATTTTAAATCCGTTTGAAATTCCTCCTGGAACATTGTTGAGAATACCTAATGAGTAATGCTAATCAAAATCGTTATGGGACAAGATTAGCAGTTGATTTTCCTGACTTTCCAATGTTCTCTATACAACCTAGAAATTTTACGTTAATACAAGAAACCGGGAAACACGACATTGCCGAAATTAACTTTCCAGCTTTTAGCGACTTTTATTACAAGGCTTTAAAAACTGGCGTTCCTGTACAAGTTACCTGGGTAAATGAAAAAGGCAAAGGGAACTTTATTGGGTATGTCCACTCTTCAAGCATGACTACTCAAGCTAGTGCTGTTCGTTTAATAACTATCAAATGCGTTGGTTCTTCTTTTGTACTTAAAGAAGGTGGAGCTAAAATTTGGCGTAATAAAACTGCTAGTGAAATTGTTACTGAATTAGCAAAGAGCGCTAAATTAAAACCTGTAATTACTCCAAGCCCAGTTAGATTTGCTCAACAGTCTTTAATTGGACATACGTATTGGGAAAAAATTCAAGAACTTGCACATCGCATAGGGTATGTGGCTCAAGTTGTAGGAGTAGAACTGCACTTTCATCCTATGGATAAAATGATTGATAGTTTTGTCTCGTCAATACCCATTTTGTCATATCAAGATGGAGACATTGATTCAGGGTATGTTTACGAAGCACAAACTTTAGATAGGTTTAAGCCTCTTGTAGGTGACCTTGTAGAAATTGGTGGTCATTCTAGAAAAGATAAAACTGTATTTGGTGTTGACCCTTTAACAGCTAAAACTTATTCTTCAACTTCATCTCCAAACAAAGTTGGGGCAAATCTCCGTGCTAACGTTAAAGCTTCTCTTTTTAAAGAATATGTACCCACCCGTATTACAGGTAGCGTTGCTGAAAGCAAGGCAATGTCAGAGGCGCAAGCACAGTTAGCTCGTTGGTCTCTACCTGCTGAGGGCTCTGCACAAGGCGACGCACGCATTGCACCCTACAGAACCATTGAGATAAATGGTACGGGAGATACTTCTGATGGATTTTGGATAGTTACTCGCGCTGAACACTTTATGGCATTTGATGGTCGGTATACAGTAGATTTTAAATGCGTTTCTGATGGCACTGGAGGAAACAAACCTTCTGCTTTTAGACCTGCAAAAGCTGCCGTAGTTCCGACTAGAAACATAGAATACGAATTAGCTACGGGAACCCAACCAACACCGACCTCCGCTAAACTACACTCTGTAGAACCTCTGTATAACCAAACACAAGCTGGATTTAAAATAACCCCTAGACGATGGGCAGGAAGATAATGCAAGAAGTAGCAATATCTATCCCATTTTCTTTTGATGTTTTTGGCAAAGTAACAACATCAACTGACCAAAAAAAGATATGGTCAGATAGAGTTCGTTCTGTTATAGGTACAAACCTACGTGAAAGATTAATGCGCCCTGAATTTGGGTGTCTTGTACCTAGTTCTTTTATGGAGACTCAAGACATGGCTTCATCAATGGTTATTACTGAGGTAGGTAGAGCTTTTTCTTCTCAGTTACAACCTTTAACTCTTCAAACTGTAGATACGACATTTGATGAACCTACGGGAGTAATGGAAGTTACGGTTCTGTATAGCTTGCCAAACAATGACCAAATTGATACTACCGTTTCCTTTGTTTATATTGACAACAACCAACCAATTTATGAGGAGAACCTGTGAGCGTAACCCCAGCATCTGATATTCCTATTGCTATTAGCTATACGGGACGTGACTACTACGCTCTCCGTGAACAGCTAATTGCACGTATTCAAGACCGAATTCCTGCGTGGACTGCATCTGACCCATCAGATTTTGGCGTTGCTCTTGTAGAGGCTTTTGCTTATCTTGGCGACATCATGTCGTATTACATTGACAGAAATGTCAATGAATCATTTATTACAACAGCAACACAACGAGACAGTGTGTTGAACATTGCACAAACATATGGTTATGTAGCTGCTGGATACAGACAAGCTTCGGTCACTCTTTCATTTTTTAATTCTGGAACTGATGTTATTACAATTCCTCAAGGAACAGTTGTTTACGGAGACGTCATAACTGGAGATGTTGTAGAACAAGTTTATTTTACAACCCTAGCTGATGCAACAAGTGACCCAGGATTAAATAACGGAGATGTGACCGTTCAAGCTCTTAGTGGTCGTTCTGTAACTCTTGTTTCTACTAATGCAAATGTTTATGGAGAACTGGTGGGTACTTCAACACAAGTAACAAATATGTCATTTGAACTTTTAGAGACACCTGTTGTTGATGGAACTGTTGTTGTTTACGTTGAAGAAGGCAGTAGCTATTCAAAATGGACTCAAGTAGAGCACATCGTAGATTACGGTCCATACGACCAAGTCTTTACTGTAAAAAGTGATGCTAACAATATTGCTTCTATTTATTTTGGCGATGGAATCTCAGGACAGATGCCTGTTAATGGGTCGCAAATTCGTGCTCAATACACCATAGGTGGAGGAGAAATAAGCAATGTATTGCCTGGAACATTGGTTAACATTGATTACGTACCTGGCTTAACACCTAATGAGTTAACTGCACTTCAATCAGTAATTACTGTGTCTAATCAAGAAACAGCATTGGGTGGTTCAGACCCTGAACCATTATCTCAAGTTCGTTATGCCGCACCTCTTGCATTGCGTTCCAACAACAGAGCTATTACTTTGCAAGATTTTGCAAACCTTGCAAGTCAAGTAAGCGGTGTAGGAAAAGCTAAAGCAAAAGCAGATGTGTGGACATCTGTTACTCTTTACATTGCTCCTACACGTGTAGCTACTGACACAGATATTGCCCCAGGCCTTGATGGAACGGGTATGACTCAAAATGGTAACCCAACAATTGAGTTTACAACTATATCAACCAACACAGCTAATGCTTTATCAGAAAAAACTTTGATTGGAACATCGGTTACTATTCAGCCTCCAACTTATGTAGACGCAATCATCACCGTTCAATATGTAAAATTTAGTCAATACACAACTACTGAAATAGAAACTGCATTAAAAACAACTATTGTTACTGATTTTGGTTATACTAACAATGACTTTGGTCAAACAATTTATCCACAAGATATTGAATATTCTTTACAACAAGTTCCTGGAATTAAAACTTCCAAAGTAACCGCTCTTCACCGTCAAGGCGATAGTGGCTTAAATACTCTTGTTGGTGCGGCTAATGAAATTTTTAGATTTCAAGAAGCTAACATCAGCGTAGGTTCTGTTTAATGGATAATGTTAAAAAAATACATGGTCTTTTTAGAGCAACGGTTTCAGATAACAAAGACCCAGGTAATCTTCGTCGTTTACGTGTAATCTCCCAAGCAACTGGAGACCAAGTAACTGATTGGATTTGGCCTGTAGAAGTTACTGGAACGCACACCGCTATCCCAGAAATTGGACAAGGTGTTTGGGTTTTGTACATAGGTGGAGACCCAGAGTACCCAGCATGGTTAGGTGTTTTTGGAAAATCCCCAAGCAATTCTAAACCAATTAAAATATTGCCATTAAAAAACACTGTAGTGTTAACTGGATTAACGCCATATCTAATAACTGTAAAAGATGCGGATGGAACTACAGTAGTAGATGTAACCGCAACTTTGGTAGCTATGGCTACAAAACTAAAAGACCATGAGACTCGTGTTGCCTCCATAGAGTCTCAATTAACTACTCTTCACAGCACTTTGGGCACACGAACCTCAATAAACCACACTCATGGAACCAATGGCTAGTAGTTAAGGCAGTAAATACGGGGTAAATTAGAGAAAATAAACCTACTAGTTGAAGGAAAGAGAACAGTGACTGCATATTACCCAACGATAGTCAAAACCTTTGTTAACAAGGTTGACTTTACAGACACGATTCTTGCTGACCATGTTAATAGCCTTCAAGATGAAGTTAATGCTCTTGAAGTAAACATTGGAACATATATCCGCACTAGCTCTGGTTGGGTTGGAACTTTTGACCGAACAATATCTATATGGAATACGCTTAAAGACCGATTAGCAAATATTGAATATGGTTTAAGTACAGCTTTTGATGCTGTGCCTCCTGGAGGAACAACAGGACAAGTTTTAATAAAAAACTCTGGCTCTGACTATGCAACGATTTGGGCAGACATAAACGCTTTACCATCTTTTACAGGTAATCAAGGAAAATACCTTACAAACGATGGAACTCAAGCGTCTTGGGCAATTGTAGAACAACAGGAACAACAGGTTAGTCCACTGCTACTTATCGGAGCTTAATACCCCATGGCTAAATACGGCAACGTTGTATACCACGGAGCTACTTACGGTGAAACTCCTAAGATTGCTTATTCTGTTGCGCCAATGTCGGTGCAAGTTATTGACTTTCATGTGGCATATGTTTATTGGCAACCCCCTAATGGTAACTTTTCTAAGTTTCGCCTTATAAGAAATCAAAATGGATTTCCAGAAACAGCAGAAGATGGTTATGTTGTATTTGAGCAAAGTTCTGCAGACGGTTCTAACATTAGTGGTCAAGTAACAAGAAATTACTTTTTTGATGGAGAAGAAAACCTAGGACAAGTTGGTATTGAATCAGGACGTCAAGTTTATTACAGTGTTTTTTTATTTACTAATGCAAAAATTTGGGTTAAAGCTGGGTCTACAACAGGAGTTGTACCAAAAGATACTGGCGCTACAGAAAAACTTTTAAACCTTTTGCCACGAGTGTTAACCAGTGAACAGATTAGTCCATTAGGCACTGTTTCTCCAGACTCTGCTATCTACAAATTTTTAGATGGATTTGCATTTACTTATGAAGAATGGTTAACAGATTTAGAGTTAATTCGTCCAACTCATGGAGTAGACAAAGCAAGTTACTCAACAATACCTGGCGAAGATTTAAACGTTGGCTTATCTATTGAACCAAACATACCAGCTATAAATCAACGTCGTTTAATTCGTGAAGCTTTTTATATGTATAGCCATCGTGGATTAAAACTTGGCATTGAAGACTATGCAGAGTCGTTAACTGGTTACCCACCTGTTGCAACTGTTTCTCCCAACCTACTCTTGACCGTTCAAGATTCTACCTTTTATAACTCTGTTGGTAATTGGGTAGCAACAGGAGCAACAATTGAACCAGCTACAAATATAGTACCTGCTACAACTAGTAATCAAATTGACACTACTTATACCTGCAAAATTACAGCAGCTAGTTCTGGAAGTATGATTTTAGGTGCATCATCCCCAATAACAAAAGGAATACCAGTAAACGCAAGTACTCAATACACTTTTGGCTGTTACCTAAAGTCTCCTTCAAGTGCTGGAACAATTACAATATCTGTTCAATTCTTTGATAAAGATGGTAACTCAACTTCTTCATACCATTCTGGAACCGCTACAGCAGCAAACAACACGTGGAAAACAACAAGTGTTACAGCAACTACTGATGCTACATCTAGTTACGCTATTCTTAAAATTTCTTACAGTGCTGCTGGAACTTATTATGTTGACCAAGTAAGCGCTCAACTTGGAGACACAGTTACCTACGACGAAGCTCGTGCAATTACATTGCTTCTTAATCCTAAAAAAGAAAATTACATTAAGAACCCTTCATTTGAAGTAGATGCTTCAACATGGACGGTAACTGGAGCAACGTTTAGCCAAGAAAGTGACGTTCCTACAGATGGTTATTCCGGAACATATAGTGGAAAGTTTGTAGCTGCTGGAGATTGGTCAATAAAAACTGTTGACAAAATTCCAGTTGACCCAGGCTCTTACATCACTGCATCTATGTACTCTAAATCAACAGACATGACTTCTATGAATATGTCTCTTGATGTTTATGACTTAAACGACACTTTGTTATTCTCTTTTACTGATACTCACAGCATCATGACAACGTGGATGAGGAACTCTATAAGTGGACTTATACCCTCTGACTCAACAGCAAGCTACGCAGAACTAAAGTTTTCTGGAACAGCAGGGACTCTGTACTTAGATTTGATTCAAGCAGAAGACACCTATGAAGCTACCGATTACTTTGACGGCTCAATGCCAGAACAGTTTGGCGCTGTCTGGGCGGGAACACCTCATGCTTCCTCTACTTTACTTTATCCAAGTAAACTAGTCAAGATTCCAAGGTTAGCTGGAACCCTTAATGATTGGGTACCTATGAATGCTTGGTGGCGAATCATCACCCCGGCTAAAGAGGAATATAACAATCTGACCGTGTAGGATGCCCGCATGGTTAACCTACTCATAGCTGTCTTTCTTTCAGGAATTGCTGTCACTTTTACCATTGAGTTAATCTCACTTGGTTTAGGATTGTTTTTTAATAAGGAACGCATCTATAGCGTTTTTTCGTTGCCGCTTAGTATTGGCGCATTGATGTGCTTTTACTCTTTGGATAAAAAATCTATAGTTGCTATACCTGCAATTGCTTTTGTTGTTTTAATGTTAAATAAATTCATTAATAAACCAGTTGTTATCAATGCTTCCAGACGTAATACACCTAGGATTTAAATGAAGATTGCTATTTTTTCAGAAGACAATTTAGATGTTGCACGAGGCGTTGACCAACTAATCACTAAATACTCTGAACAATCTCCCGAGATTATTTTTCCTGTAAAGGCACGTCAAGATGATTTTTCTCAGTCAGTAATACGCAACTGCATTGAGAACAAGGTTAAGGTAACTGCTTACACTAAGGACATCAGCCACATGTCTTTCATCGGTTATCAAGCAACCAAGGTAGTCATTGCAGATGACCCCATCCAAGAAGTTTTGCACCAACTTTCGCCAGGAGATGCAGTTGGCATTGTTTGGTTAGATACCATGGGTGACCACTTGGTCTTGCATACCTTGGAAGATTTGGCATTAGATGTTTGGGATATAACAGATGGGTTAGACCCCATTGAGATTGATGACGACCCCTTTACAAACATGGACCCAGACGACCTTCATGACACCATCCACAAAACAGTTGATGTTTTAGTAGATATGCTGGCAGCTTACGTAGCCACTACGGTTATGGAGTCACTAGGTGAGGCAGTCATGGAGCACATACTCAACCAACAAAAGAAAAACATTTCACCTTTTGACGACTTGGACGATTAGCTTATGATGCCACCTGAGGCTTTTACAGCCAACATCTCGGATTTCCAGTTCCGACTGCTGGCTATTTTATGCCGTTTAGCGGGGCCTGGAGGCCTCGTACAGGCCTCAGTAGCAGAGCTCTGTGCAGAGAGTGGCAAGTTAAGTGACAAGACGGTCCGTAGCGCCCTCAAGGGTTTGGAGAAGGCAGAGCTCATAGCCACTCAATCCACCAAACGGGCTAACGGTTATCAAGGCAAGAAACTTATCTTGGTAAAAAATTACCGCACTGTGGATAACCAAACGGTAAAAAATTACCGCACCTCACATGACTATGTGGCTAATAGTTACATTAGCCATCCTAGCTATAAGCCATTAGTACCTAATAGCCAAATAGCTAATAGTAATAAATTAAAAGAATCTGAAACCAAAGGTTTCACAAAGGAGATTAAGGTTCCTATGAGAAAATGGGAAGATGATGCAGACTCTCTGGCAGGCTTTGGTCTTGTTGAACCGAAGGATGCACCGCAGCCAACGATTAGAAAGTCCGACCCCAAAACCCGTGGTAAGAGACCAGAGCATGAATGGACTGCCATGGACGTTGCTGCTGAGTTTAGTTACCAGGTCGGGCGCAAATATCCTCTTCTCCCGGGAACTGTTAGCGTCAAACAATTATCGGGCGCCCTTAGAAAGTTCAGAACCCAGTACGCCACAACCCCGCTTATAGAGCTTGAGTTGTTACGCCTGTTCATGGGCGATGAGCGTAACTTCAAAGACATTGGCGACGAGGCACCTTTGCTTTACAAGAAGTACCTTGCGTCTTTTGGCACCAAGATGAACCAAGCACGAGAAAATTTAGGGCTTAACAAAGTAACGGCTAAGATAGAAACTACTAAAGCTTCTGATAGGCTCTTGGCAAGTGATGGTCGTACCTTCCAGAACTCGCTTTCTGGTCGTGCACAACTAGAACGTCATGAAAAGCGTTTGAAGGAGGTAAAGTGAAGGAAGTACTTGGTTACTTACTTCTAATACTCAGCACACTTATTGGAACAAATCTAATCCTGGGAGGATTTAAAAAGTGGCAAAAAAGATAACAAAGAAGTTCACAGCAACACTTACATTAAACACCGAACAAGGTGGCGCATGGTTGGCTAACGTCAGCCTTCTTACTCCAGCAATTGATAGTGATAATCCAAACTCAATGCAACCAGCAGATGCTGTAAGTGCAGAAGCAGCATGGAAAAATGCATCAGCAGGTAAGCGTTGGATTAAGTCTCAGGTACTAGCGATGACTCCTCGCAAGAGTGTCAAGATGGAACCGACTAAGATTGATAAGACAACAGAGAAACCAACAGCATTTGTTGGAGTATTGGAGTTCAAAGCATGAGCACAGACAACTTAATGTTAGACGCTGATTTTCTAGAGTATTTAGAAGAAAACTCAGTACCAGAAGAAGAAACACAAATTGCATTTGCTTCATGGCTTAAGGAAAACGAAGCCAAGTAAGTGGAAGAAGAAGAACTTGAACAAGCCCTGATGCGTTTATACGAATTGGGGCTTGTTTCAGTTGAGTACGATGAGAACTTAGAGGCAAGGTTTCGCATAACGGATACTGAAAAATTACAAGCATTAATTGAAACATTGGAAGAGGGCCAAAAAGATGTATGACATCAACGGATTGTCACCACTAAAGAAACATTGGTTATTAAGAACGTCAAACATCCCACGCAGATTTATTGGGTTAGAACCTAGTGATATTACTGAAAAGATGGGTTTGTTTCCAGACGAAATTAAAAATTGGTTAGATGATGTTGCGTCAGGGCACGTAATTCAAAGCATTGGAAACATTGGGACAAACGGTGTGGGGCTTGTATTTGATGGGGGTCCTGGTTTAGGTAAAACAACCCATGCTGTTGTTGCAGCTATGGAGGTTGTTCGTAATCTTCCAGAGGACGAGTTAAAAGCAGCAGCAATTTTGCACGGTAAACAAACTGAGTACGGGCTTGGTTTTCGTCCCATTTACTACATGACTTACCCAGAATTTCTTGCCCGTAAAAAGTCAACTTTTGATATGGAAGGTGTTGACAAACGTGAAATGATGTATGAACTAGACGGGTTTCATGGTCGTTGCCGTTTTGACTGGTTAAACGTACGTATTCTTATCTTGGATGATTTAGGTAAAGAATATGGTTCTAAGTATGACGACACTTCTTTTGATGAAATATTGCGTTTGCGCTATGACAAAGGCCTTCCAACCATCGTTACTACCAATGTTCGTTTAGAAAACTGGGAAACACAGTACAGTGAAGCCATGGCGAGTTTCGCTAACGAAGCCTTCATAAGAGTTCCTATACTAGGCTCAGACTTACGAGGCGCACAGTGAAAGGACCCCAAGTGGATTCTGAATGGATGACAATCCAACAGTTTATTTCTGCTCAGGGTGTTGGTATTTTTGAAGTAGAAATGAAAACCGACACCAAGGCAACTCGCTGTAACTGTCCTGTGTTTAAAAAGAAACAGCTTTGCAAACACACGCATTTTGTAGATTCAAAAATTAAAAATACTGGGCATTACTCTATCAATGTACCTGTTAGTGTTCCTGAAGAATGGGCTGCTGAAGCAAGTCAAGACCCAGCTAAGTTTCGTGAATTTGTAGTCAACTACGCAACGATAGAAGTTTTATGATAGGCGGAGACATTTCAAACGTCTCCTCACCACAGGTCATCGTTACAGCCACACTTCTTTTAACTCTTGAGGTTGAAGAAGAAAAACGTCTTTTAACCAAAAAGAAGATTGCACGCATAGGTAACGTAGATTTACTTGTCGCTAACAAGCTGTGGACAATGGGAAACAACTATGGAATTTCTTTAGAGCTAGCAGGTTTTGAAGATGAGGGTTGGACAGAAGAACTGCTTGACAAAGCCTTTGAAAAGTTAGAGCGTCGTGCTGTAAACCCCTTTAACTACTGGCAACTTTACGAAAGCCCACACGAGATTGTGGGTGGACTGCCTTATCGTGCTAATCTAAGGGCAGTCATAGATGTACCAGGCCGAGTTGCTATGTACGGCTCAGCAGGAGTACAACTAGACAATATCTAGTCCTTGAGGGAGGGCGTTATGTTCAGTGTTGCAAATACCAATTGTCCAATGTGTCATGCCCATGTTGTTGAAAGAATTTATGTAAACGGAAACTCATATTTACAGTGTCAATCATGCGGAGAACGGTGGAAGTAAGTGGCAGCAGATAACGAACACAGATTAGTCAGTAAAGTAATCAAAGAACGTGAGATTACTTCTGTACTACAACGGGGCATCACTGATGTTTGGTTTCTTGATGATGACAACCGTAAAGTGTGGGCGTTTGTAAGAAAGCATTATAGCGAGTACAGCGAAGTACCTACTGCAACGACTGTTTTAGACCACTATCCAAATTATAAGGTTCTTAACGTTGAAGACAGCATGGATTATTTGTTGGACACAATGGTTGATTTTCGTCGTCGTTTACTTACACGTCAAGGATTAGAAACTGCTGTTGAACAATTACAAGATAACGACCATGAATCAGCACTTCGTGCAATGGAACAAACAGTTTCCAAAGTTAATGAACAAGGTGTTCTTGGTACTCATGAAATTGACCTTACTAAAAATACTGAGGAACGTTACAAAGAATATCAAGCAATTCAAAATCAAGAGTTTCTTGGTTTGCCTACAGGGTTTAAAGACATTGATGAAGCAACTGCAGGATTACAAGGAGGTCAACTTGTAACTATTATTGCGCCACCTAAAACAGGTAAATCTCAGGTGGCATTGCAGATAGCAATTAATGTGCACAAACTAGGTAAGATACCTATGTTTCAATCTTTTGAGATGAATAACCATGAGCAACAGCAACGTCACGACGCGATGCGGTCTCACATTGACCATGGAAGATTGCGCAGAGGAAAGCTATTACCAGAAGAAGAACGTCGTTATATAGACATGTTGAATCTTATGGAGAATGAGCATCCCTTTCATTTAGTTGACGCAGTTAATGGAATTACTGTCTCTGCTTTATCAGCAAAGATTGAACAACTTAAACCAGACATAGTTTTTGTAGATGGCGTTTATTTGATGCTGGATGATTTGACTGGTGAAATGAACACGCCACAAGCAATCACAAACATTACTCGTGCTTTAAAACGTCTTGCACAAAAAGTTAATTTACCAATTGTTATTACCACTCAAACCCTCCTGTGGAAAATGCGTGCGGGCAAAGTTACCGCTGATTCCATTGGTTATTCTTCGTCCTTCTTCCAGGACTCTGATGTAATCCTGGGACTTGAGCCTGTGGAGGAGGACGATTCTATTCGTTTACTAAAGGTAGTTGCTTCTCGTAACTGCCCACCAAAAGAAACATCTCTTACATGGAAATGGGAAACAGGTTGTTTCCACGATGAATCAGAGATGATGAAGTGCCCATACTGTTCTAATTGGGGCGGCAATGGTTGATGTTGAGAAAGTACTTCTTAATTTAGACATTCCTCTAGTTGCTCAAAGGGGAGATGAAGTGCAGGGACTTTGTCCTATGCATAAAGCTCGTACTGGTAAGGAAGACCACAATCCGTCATGGTGGATTAACTCTGTAACAGGAGCACACATCTGCTTTTCTTGTGGTTACAAGGGCAACGTATACACATTGGTTGCTGATATTAAAGGGATTGATTACTTTGATGCCAAAGACTATGTGGATTCCAGTACTGAGTTAGATGTAGATATACTGTTAAAGCGTATCCGTGAATTGCCACAGTATGTCTCCATTGATGAAGTTCTTTCTATGTCTGAGGCTCGTCTTGCAGTTTTTACAGACCCACCAGAAAAAGAATTACGAAAAAGATTTATAAATGCAGAAGCTGCAAAACATCACAATGTTTTATGGGATATTAACAACAACGCTTGGATTGTCCCAATACGCGACCCTAACGATTACAGTCTTTGGGGATGGCAAGAAAAGGGAGCTCGTGGTCGGTTCTTTCGTAACCAGCCGCAGGGTGTTAAAAAATCTAAAACTGTTTTTGGTGTAGAAGTTATGTCTACTGAGACGTTGGTTGTTGTTGAGTCTCCGCTTGATGTCGCTCGTTTAACTACCGCTGGTGTTGTTGGAGCCATCTCTACATATGGCGCAATAATTAGCGAAGACCAAGCAAAGATTATGCGCAGAGCTAAACGTGTTATTGCAGCTTTTGATAAAGATGATGCAGGAATGCATGCCAATGAGTTAATGCGTGGCTTTGCTAGGAAGTATGGAATTGAGCTGTCATACTTTAACTACACCGGCATTGATGTTAAGGACCCAGGAGACATGACACCTAACGAAATACAACAAGGAATTAACACTGCCCGTGACATGATTTATGGCAAGGCAGCCTATTCGTGGTTTTAGATGCTCGGGGTGTACCTACTCATGCATGCCCTAACTGTGGGCATTTAGTCTTTCAAATTAAAGCAATGTTTGAAGATTATGATATTGCATTATGGTTTACTGACGCTGTTTGCGATGATTGTGGGGCGTTAGTAACCGTCGTTACTCCAGTGGATAATCCTAATGTTTAAAAAAACTTTAAAACCGTTTCAGGTTGAGGCAGTAGCCAAAATGGTAGAACGTAAAAAAATGTTAGTTGCATATGAGATGGGACTTGGAAAAACTTGCATGACTATTGCTGCAATTGAACAATTAAAAGAAGATGGGTTAATTAATAAACCTATTCTTGTTATTGCTCTTTCTAGTTTAAAGTACCAATGGGAGAAAGAAATACATAAATTTTCAGACGCCACAACTGAAGTTATTGATGGTACCAAATCTACAAGAACAACACGTTGGATGCGGGCGTATGAATGGGATGGAGAAGCAAACTACATCATATGTAATTATGAGGCAGTAGTTAATGATTGGGATTTGATTAAAGACTATGAATGGGGAGCGGTAGTTTGCGACGAAGCTACAGCTATCAAAAGTTTTAAATCACAACGTTCAAAATATGTAAAGAAGTTAGCTAAAGACGTTAAGGTTAAATACGCTCTTACCGGTACCCCTATTGAAAATGGGCGCCCAGAAGAGTTGTATTCCATTATGCAATTTGTAGACCCAAATACTCTTGGACGGTTTGATTTGTTTGACCAAACTTTTATTGTGCGTAATCATTTTGGGGGAGTTCAAAGGTATAGAAACCTCCCTATATTTCACGAAAAAATGAAACAAGTAGCGGTGCGCAAAACACAAAAAGACCCAGATGTAGCGCCTTATCTTCCAGAAACAATTCATTTAGAACCCATACTTGTAGAATTAGATAAACCAAGTAAAGAACTTTATAAAACCATTTCTTCAGATTTAATCCACGAGTTGTTAGAGGCACAAGAGCTTATGGGTGGGTCATTTTCTTTAGACGCTCATTACGGTCATGGATATCAACCAGGAAGTCCAGCTGATAAACTACGGGGTTCTATAATGTCAAAAATAACTTCTTTAAGGATGTTGTGTGACTCTCCACAACTTATAATTGAAAGTTCAACTAAGTTTCATAATGGATGGCAGGATATAAATGGCGAAAAAGTCAATTTGGAAGGCTCTAGGGGTGGCAGTGCTTACGCTGCTCAGCTTGAGGACTCTGGGCTCTTGGCAAAAACAAAAAAATCTCAAAAACTAAAAACAGTTATTGATTTTGTTGTTGAGCATTTAGAGGCTAACGAAGACCACAAAGTAGTTATTTTTACTTGTTATTTGGGTATGCTTCCCCTTATTCAAGACATACTTACTAAAAAGAAAATTCAAACCAGGTTGTATTCAGGCACGATGAATGCCAAAGAAAAAGAAGAATCTAAAACAGAATTTCAAACTTTAAATGACGTTAGGGTACTTATTTCTTCAGATGCTGGTGGGTATGGGGTAGATTTGCCTCAAGCTAACTTACTAGTTAACTACGATTTGCCATGGTCATCCGGTACGGCTGTTCAACGTAATTCCCGTATACGGCGTGCTTCTAGCACGTGGAGCCATGTTGTGATTCAGGACTTTCTTGTGCTAGGCTCTATTGAAGAAAGACAACACCAAATGTTAATGCAAAAAAACGCCATTGCAGATGCTGTAATGGATGGAGAAGGCATTAATGTTAAAGGCGGTGTAGACTTAACAGTAGGAAGTCTTCTTAACTTCTTAAAGGGGGAATAACATGGCAAAAGTAAAGCCAGAAGAATTACGTAACGTAGACGAGACAGACTTAATTGCTCGTGCAAAAAAATACTCATTTCTTAAATCACAGTTAGATTATTTAGAAAAAGAACAAAAAGCTCTTCGTGCTGAGTTGTTTGAGGTTCTTGACCTTGATGGTGAAGAGGACGACAAAGGCAATCTTATTATTGAACTTCCAGAAGAAGTAGATGGTTACACTGCTATTACCAAACAACGTCGTGTATCACGCAAGATTGATGAGATACGAGCAGAAGAAATTATTATTGAAAAAGGTATGGAAGATACTCTTTATAAAACCGTTCGTGTTGTTGATGAAGACGCATTAATGGCAGCGTTGTATAACGACGAACTTACCGAAGCAGAAGTTGATGAGATGTACCCATCTTCAATTACTTGGGCGTTGGTACTAAAGAAGTAAATATGAAATGTTATGTAGAAGGATGTTCTAATACAGTTGAGTGGTACATCTGGATAGATGGTTCCGTTTGCTGTGACAAACACGCAGAACCAATAGGAAGTTACGTAGATAAATTAGAGGATAAATAATGGCTGGTCTACGAGGTCACGACGAAATTGAGAAGGCATTTGCAGATTTGGAATACGTTCCAGGCTCAAAGAAAAAACGACGTGAAGCAGACCCAAAGGTTTCTCGCCGTAAGGCGGGAGAAACAAATGGTTGGGATGCAAACCCAATCATTAAACGATTAGGCGGGCAAGACACGGAAGTTTTCACCATTGGTGCTTTAGCACAGGCGTTGGAAAAATCTATTGTTTCTGTTCGTTTATGGGAGCGCAAAGGTTACATACCAGGAGCACCATACAGACTTCGCGCTAAGACACTTGGCGGTAAGAAGACTGGTGGTAATCGGGTATACACCCGAGAACTCATTGAAGCCACGATTGACGAGTTCGTCAAAAGAGGGCTAATAGGCACCGCTCGTGTAGAGTGGGGTCAGCACGAAGACCTTACAGAGGCATTGATTAGCCGCTGGAAGGAAATCACATCCACAGAGAGCCGATAGGCCTCATTACCTAAAGGAAACACATGCCAATCACACAGCCGTCAGTTGATGCTGACACATATCTCGCTGAAGATAGCGCAGATATTCAACCTAAAGTTGGAACAACCGTCCAAGAAGGATGGGATGCAGTCGTAGCATTGGAAGATGCTAAGAACTCTGAGTTCCCAACTGATTTCCGTTTTGCAGATGAGCCACAGCTCATTAAGTTCTTGCAAGACCGCCCATTTGCAACCTACGAACAGCACTGGATTGAACGCCCTAAGGGTAAGAAGTCTTTTGTTTGTATCGGAGATGGTTGCCCACTCTGCGAAGTTCTTGGCGACAAGCCTCGTGGAAAGTTTGCATTCAACATTTTAGTACTTGTTGGCGACACTGTCGGTGTACAGGTTTTGACTGCACCGCCTTCACTCGCACGTCAGATTAAGAAAGCTCACGATGATGAGCGCAAAGGACCACTTGACCGTGAGTTCTGGGAAATTTCTCGCATGGGTACAGGACCAACAACGCAGTACACCCTCAACTACGTTCGTGGTCGTGACCTTGCAGAGGAATGGAAGTTGTCTTTGGACAACGTTACTGAACAGATTGCAGCTGCTGTGCCTTTTACAGCAGATGAAGTAGTACGAGAGACCCCTCGCTCCGAACTCCTTGAAATTGCTCGTTCAATAGCGTAAAAACTTCCACCGTAGTGGGGGGCCTGTCTTCCGTTTCCAGGTCCCCCTCTACACAACCAGAGGGATTTAAATGAATATCATTACAACAAAAGAACAGTTAGCAAACCTTGTTGAGTTTTACTCCAAGGTAGATGGTTTTGCATTTGACGTAGAAACTGTTGGAGAAAACCGTATCCAACCAGTTGTTAATGATGTACTTTGGATTTCATTAGCAACAGATAATCGCACAGACGTTATTCCTATGGGACATCCTAATGGAGAGTTTTTACGCTGGGATAAAGAGATGTTACTCAGTGGTCAAAAAAAACTTGCAGCAGGCAAAGAACTTAAAGACATTGATTACTCAAAGAACCAAGCAAAGTGGACACCGGTATTTGATGCTCCTCCAGAACAATTACTTCCAGGAGAAGTTTTTAAAGCTTTAAAACCTTTATTTTTTAGTGACCAACTCAAAGTAGGTCACAATGTTAAGTTTGATTTAAAGTCAATTGCTAAATACTACCGTGGTGTAGTTCCTAAGAAACCATTTTTTGACACACTTATGGCTGCGTTTATTCTAGACAACCGTAATCGCGGAAAGCTGGGGTTAAAAGATTGTGCTGAAAAATACTTAAAGATTAAAGTTGAAAAAGGTATAGGAGCAATGGTTGAGGTGCATTCTTTTTCAGATGTGGCTCATTATTCAGGTTTTGACTCAGAAGTAACTTGGAAGTTGTATAAAGAACTTGCTCCAAAACTTACGGGAAGTCTTGCTCGTGTGTGGGGATTAGAGATGGATGTTGTTGGCGCATTGTGTGATATGGAATTAGCAGGAGCAACCGTTGATGTTACCGAGTTAGAAAACCTTAAAAAAAGATTAGAGATTGATATTGATGACTCTAAAGCTCGCGCTTGGAAATTAGCAGGTAAAGCATTTTCTATGAACTCAGTTCAAGAAAAACAACAGATTTTGTTTTCTCCTAAGCCAGAAGGACGTGGTATCAAACCAAACTTAAAAGTAAAGATTGCATTGACCACCAAAGGTCAAGACATGTTGGCAGCAGGTCAATCACCTACTATAAGTCAGTATTCAGTGTCATCAGATGCGCTTGAGTTTTATCGTTCTAAAGATGAGTTAGTTGATGCAATTTTGGATTATCAAGATTTAAATAAGTTAATGACTACTTATGTTATGCCTTATTTAGGCGGAGATATTACTCGCACTACTGCAGGTAAATCACGCATTATTGAGAAAAAATCTCTTTTAGTTAATGGTAAAGTACACACAAGTTTTAAATCGCATGGAGCAGAAACAGGTCGTTTTTCTAGTAGTGACCCAAACTTACAAAACATTCCTTCATCAGGTCAATATGGCAAGTTAATTCGTAATCTGTTTGTCGCACCACCAGGATACAAGTTGGTTGTAGCAGATTACTCACAGATTGAACCACGCATTGTAGCGTCGTTTTCTAATGACCCAATTATGATGGATAATTACTTAACAGGTAAAGATATTTACACCACAATTGGTGACACTGTAGGACTAGACCGTAAAGCAGGTAAGGTATTAGTTCTTGCTATGACATACGGCGTAGGACCAGACAAGATTGCATCTTCTTTGGGAGTAACTATTGATGCCGCAAAAAAACTTCTTAATGATTTTACAGAACGGTTTCATGATATTGCTAAGTACAAAGCCAAAGTACTTAGACTTTCCACACAGCGTTCTCCCGTTCCTTATGTAGAGACTGTTTTTGGTCGCCGTCGTTATATTCCTGATTTAAAAAGCTCAGAACGTGGGTTAAAGAGCAGAGCAGACCGACAAGCATTCAACACTGTAATTCAGGGTTCTGCTGCAGATTTAATGAAATTAGCGATTGTAAGGGCGCACTCGTGTTTTATAGACGAGCCGGATGTGAATGTCGTATTGACTGTGCACGACGAACTCGTTACAGTGGCACGTGAAGATTTAGCAGAAGAAACAGCGGAGGCAATTAGAGTGTCAATGGAAGGTATTAAACTGCCAGAGATTACAGTTCCTCTTATTGCCGATGTTAAAATTGTAGACAAGTGGGGAGAAGCAAAATGAGTAATGCAGATTGGTGGTCTAAACAGTTAGGTGCACAACCTCAAGCACCGGTACAACGTTCCGCTAACAACCCTATGCCTCCAACGCAACAGCCTATGACTCCATATGTTCCCCCACAACAACAACGCACTACTGCTCAAAGTGCAGCACAAACACAGAGTTGCCCAGAATGTGGTGGCAATAATTACATGTCCCCTAGTCAAACTATTGCTCTTCGTTGCTATGACTGTGGATATCCAATTAGTCAATCAGGTTCTAGATACGGTGCATTGACTGGTGCAAAAGTAGAAGGCACTGCAAAAAGTGCAATAGGAAATACAACCGGTGGATTTAATCCAATGCCAGATGGTTACAACTCTCAAGGACAGAAAATATGATAAATGCTGAAGCTAGAAAACTTGTTGCACAACTTAACAAAAAGTTTAAATCTGATGTTGTTGTTTTTGCGTCTGATATTCGCAGCGATATTATTCCCCGTATTACTAGTGGTAGCACTACTCTTGACTATGTTCTCGGTGGTGGGTTTCCTGGTAACCAATGGAATGAGCTTATTGGTGAGCCGTCGCACGGCAAGACAGCTCTCGCTCTTAAAACTATTGCAGCAAATCAAGCGCTAAACCCTGATTACACAACAGTGTGGGTAGCTGCAGAACAATGGGTTCCAGAATATGCAGCGATGTGCGGCGTAGATACTAGCCGTGTAATTGTTATTGAAACTTCTATTATGGAAGAGGCATATCAAGCAGTTATTGAATTTGCAGAATCTAAATCTGTAGATGCAATTGTTATTGATTCACTTCCAGCTCTTTCTCCAATGCCAGAGATGGAAAATGACATGAATCAAATGACTGTTGGAAGAGGAGCGCTTCTTACTAACAAGTTTTTTCGTGTAGTTGGTACAGCAATGAAACGTAGTCTCACAGAAGATGAGCGACCTGTGTTAGGTCTTATTATTAATCAATACCGTATGAAAATTGGCGTTATGCACGGCGACCCACGCACAACCCCTGGCGGTGAAGGTAAGAATTATGCATTTTTTACTCGTTGTGAAGTTCGTCGTAAGGAATGGATTGAAATTGGTACTGGAACAAATAAAGTACGAGTAGGTCAACAAATTGTTGTTCGTACTTTAAAAAATAAAACCGCACCACCACAACGTGTTGCGTATTTTGATTTCTACTTTGCAGAAGGTGGCAACTGTGCTCCAGGAGAGTTTGATTTCGCTAAAGAAATTGCATCTCTTGGTGTAATCATGGGAGTTGTTGAACGCAAAGGTGGTTGGTTTTATTACGGCGAAAGAAAATGGCAGGGGATTGATTCTGTTATTGCTAGCATCCGTGAAGAAGTTGACCTTAAAGAAGAAATACAGAAAGCCGTACTGTCATCTGACGCTGCACCAATATTGGCGGACGATGAAGACTGAAGGACAAAAACAATCACAGAAGCATGAAAAACGTCTTGCTAAAAAAATAGGTGGTAAGACAATGGCAGCTTCTGGAGCGTTTTGGTCTCACAAAGGAGATGTTCGGTCAAGCGACCTCTTGATTGAACACAAGTTTACTGGAAAAAAATCTTTTTCAGTAAAATCGGAGGTGTTGAAGAAAATCACTGGAGAGGCAATCATGGATGGACGTATGCCCGTTTTGGGTGTTCATCTAGACGGGGAGAATTATGTAATTCTTCTTGAAGACGATTTCTTAGAGATGAGGGACCGACTTAAGGATGCCTAATACATGTATGAAGAAGACACACCCTGGTGGTCTAAAGCTCGTTGCTTTGGTGCCGCCCCAAAATCCCGGGATGAAGAAGATATTTTTTATCCTCCTAGAGACAAAGAAAAGTACAAGTTAATAGCTGAAAAAGCCAAAGCATATTGTTTTGGAGAAAACGGCAAGAACCCATGTCCAGTATTAAAAGACTGTTTATGGGATGCGATAAACAGAGAAGAGCCGCATGGAATCTGGGGAGGTTTAAGCCACAGAGAACGTAATGCTTTAATCCGTAAGCACAAAAAAACATTCGCTAAGAAAATGACTCTTAAGGAGTTTATTTTCAGTAAGGACTAACATGGGAACAGAACTGAAAAAGTTCTTAGATGCAAAGAAAACGACAACACGCTTATTGGGTGATGTTGAACGACACCTTATGCGTCGTCCATTGGATAATCGTCGTCAAGATGTCCTCCACCCGTCAGAAATCATTAAACCTGACTGGTGTCACCGTTATTCTTATTACTTGTTAACGGGTGGAGAGGCAAAAAGAGACAAACCAAACCTAAGATTGCAAAATATTTTTGATGAAGGACATTACATCCATGCTAAGTGGCAAAAACGATTCCAAGAGATGGGCGTTCTTTACGGCAAGTTTCAATGCGTAGCGTGTAAAACAACAACCACAGGAATATCTCCTGAGTGTGATGAATGCGGCACTGCAGAGACCATGGAGTATCAAGAAGTTACTCTTGTAGATGATGTTTTGCGTATTGCGGGGCACACAGATGGTTGGATTAAAGGCATAGGAGATGATTGCCTTATTGAAATTAAGTCAATTGGAGCAGGAACTTTACGGTTTGAAGCTCCAGAAATCTTGGCTGACGCTAATGGAGATATAACAAAAGCGTTTAATAACATTCGTCGTCCATTTCGCAGTCATTTACTTCAAGGTCAAATGTATTTAGAGTTAACACATCGCATGTTTGGTAACCAAGCTCCAAAAGAGATTGTGTTTTTGTACGAGAATAAAGCTGACCAAGCAACAAAAGAATTTACAGTTAAAGCAGATTATGAAATTGTAGAACGTATTTTCTTTAGCGCTGAGAAATTGATAAAAACAATAGCTGCAGGTAAAATACCTGATTGCAACGTCAATCCTGGAGGATGCAAACAGTGTGACAAACTTATAAATTTGGGGGATTGGAATGCTTAATCTAGGACCAATATCAGATTTAGCCGTAAAGAAGATGGCGGAACAAAATATCTTGATGTGGCCTGACCAGTCAGAACAACCTAAAATGCCCCGAGACATTTCAATACTTGACAGCGATGAACTTAGTGCTTTATTTACTCAACTTACAGCGTGGTCTAATTATGTTGCTGGTCAGCTAGCTGCAGCTCAAGTAGATGAACATGTACTAAACAAAAAGAAAGATTCTTTAGAGGCAAGATTATTTCTTGATAAAGACAATTCAAAAGTTAAAGGTGAACGAGTTACTCTTATTAAAGCTCAAGTTGCTGCTGACCCAAAGGTTGAGGATTTGGAAAATCAACTTACCCATGCGTATGCTTATCGCAAGATGGTTGAAGTTGTAGCAAACAACTTTGAAAGAGATGTAGCGTTAGTCTCAAGAGAGATTACACGACGAACAAACGACATACGGATGTCACGAAAGGATAGGCTAGGAACATGATAAAGAGGGTAATAGTTTCAGCAATAGTAACGTTAAGCGTTATTACAGGGGTATCAGCACACGCATTACCTACACCAGCAATTGCGGTTATTGACACAGGAACCAATCAATTTAAAGGCAACATTGTTGCTGAATATTGTGTACTTGAATATACAAACTGCCCAAACGGAAAACAAACTATGGAAGGCACTGGAGCAGCCGCCATACCAGCAACTACCTACACACAATTTGACCATGGCTCACAAATGATTTCAATTATGCTCAAAGTCAATCCAACAGCAGGCATTATTCCAATTCGTATTATGGGTATGAGTTCAAACGGTTCCCCAACCCTTTACACAAACAAAGCGGTTAAGTTAGCTCTTGATTGGGTTGTTGCAAACCAAGCTAAGTACAACATTCAAGTAGTAAATGTTTCTCAAGGAGCAATTTTTGCAGGGTGTGCAGTGCCTCCAGGCACAGCAGAAGATGTAGCAGCACTTAAAGCCAAAGGAGTTGTAGTAGTTGCAGCAACAGGCAATGCAAGCAATAGAACTGCAATGGATTCAATCGCATGTTTGCCCGATGTAATCTCCGTTGGTGCAACCGACAACCCAGACTCAGGTATATCAGGAAAAGCGTGGGACCCAACTGCAAAGCCATATATTGCTCGTTATAGCAATGGAAATACGGCAACAAGTTATTACACCAATGCTCGTTGGTATGTAACAAACAACAATGGAACAACAAAGTTTATGGTTGGAACTTCAAATGCATCAGCAGCTATAGCAGCACTATTTTTAACCAATAGAAACCCCGTTACAACTACCGCATCTAACGAATGGTTAACAGGAAAATATGTCTTCATCCCATAACGAAACTGTTTTAGAAGAAGCTCAAAAACTAATTACAGGAGACCGAAATTACACTTACGACCACCCATTAGATAATTTCAACCGAATTAAAAAGGGTTGGGAAGTTATTTTCGGTATTGACATTACTGAAGAACAAGTAGGTTTAGCAATGGCATGGGTAAAAATTGCACGAGAATCGTATATGCATAAAAGAGATAACTTGACAGACGGGGCAGGATATCTTGGAACCATTGAGATGGTCATAGAAGAAAGAAAACTCCGTGCCAACAAAACTACTTGATGGTGGATTAAATACAAAAGGTGATGTAACGATTGGAATTGACCAATCACTTACAGGATTTGCATTAACTGTTTTGTCGTTAAATGACCCGCAAAAACATTTAACGTGGGTTTATAAATCTCCTTATTTTGGTATTGAAAGATTAGTAGACATTCGTCAATGGTTAATTGACACTCTCAACTATGTTGAGATGGAAGTTGAAATGAATATTGTGGATATAGCAATGGAAGGAACAGTATTAGCAAGTCAAGCAGCACTTGTTCTTGGTGAGTTGTCGGCAACAGTTCGGTTGGCAATTTATGACTTTTTTGATGAAGGAGACCATCGTCGTTACCCATTAAAGGTTCCTCCCATGACCCTTAAAAAGTACGCAGCAGGCAAAGGCAATGCCAAAAAACAAGAAATGCTCCTTCAAATTTACAAGCGTTGGGGTGTGGAGTTTAATGACGATAATGCTGCCGATTCTTACGCTTTAGCACGCCTTGTAGGAAAATTTTCAATTAATGAAGTTGAAAAGGCAGTAGCTATTCAAATGTCAGACCCCAAATACAGAGACGCCTCTAAGTTTTAAACGTATCCTTTGGTTTAGGAGTGGCACACCAAACCGAACCAAAGGACTAACAATTGAGCGACACACCAGACGTTAAAACAACTGAAGAGCCATTTCTACGAGTAAGCGCAAGTTCCAATCCCCAAAGCGTTGCTTCCGCAATTGCCCATGCAATCTATGATAAACACGAAGTAAAGTTGCGTGCTGTAGGTGCAGGAGCAGTAAATCAAGCAGTTAAAGCCATCGCTATTGCCCGTGGATATGTGGCACCTCGTGGCATGGATTTGACCGATAAACCAGGATTTACCACCATTGAATCAAGAGACGGCGAAATTTCCGCCATTGTTTTTCACATTACAGCAAGCTAAAACAACCGTATCCTTTATACCAAACGCAAGGAGTCATCATGGCAGCATGGACATCAATGGGTCACGCAATGCGTCGTCGCATGGGCGCACCCTCAAATCACCTAGAAGCAGCAGGTAAATCAATGACAAGAAATCACATGACACCAGAAGAAGTAATTGCTTCTGCAGAACATAAGACTAGCGCACGTCGTTACATGGGCATGGATGCTGCAAAAGCAACAACTGCTGCACCATCACGTGGTACTAAAATTGCTAAGAAAAATACACAAGCAGCAGACCCAACTGCTGGTGGCAAAGCCAATAGAAGCAACATGCTTGTTAATAACGCAGCAGCATCAGAGCGTATGGGCGCACGTTACCGTGTCACTGCTTCATACCCAACTGTTGCACCAGAAGCTGGTCCAACAATGGCAAATGCAAAAACTGTTCCAGCAGCAAATGGTCAAGCAGGCAATTTTAATAATGGGATGAAAAACTCTCTCTAATGACTGATTCAGGTTCTGACTACGGTTCTGTTCTTAGTGCCTCACAGCACAGAGTAAAAGCTCCTTTGTCGTTGAGTAAATCAACAACAGGTTCTATAGCTCAAAGAACATCTTGGAAGTCTAATGAAGAAGGAACTTCTCCTGCTTCTTACTCTTCAAAGACCCGTAGTACAACCTTAAATTTTGATGATACACCAACAATACAACCACCATCATCTGACAAAGGTGCTAGTTTTGGAGGTGCGTAATGGCTGGTGGAGTAAATAATTATTCTCCTCAACAAAACTGGCAGTCTATTGGTGGCAATGGTCTTTATGGCTATAACAACCAAGGTGGTGCAGGAACTCCTGTAGCACGTGACTCCATGGATGCGTCTCGCATCGGTGTTGGTCGTGTTCCATCTGCAGAATATCCAGATGGTTATTTAGGAACTATTCGGTCACGTCGTGATGACCGCTTATTAGACTCAATCAAAAGTCGTGTCAATCAAAAAGCATATCAACGTGGCGTACACAAAGGTGAGCGCATTGAGCCATCTATGTATTTTTGGCCTATGGATATGAATGACATGTCAGGTATTGAACGTCAAATGAAAGCAACACGAGTTAATATTAATGGCGCCAATGTCTATCAAACAATGCGTGCTGCACCAGAAGTTAGTTTGGTTCCTGCTCCTCACCTTGTCAACGACGGCAAAGCAAACACTATTGCTACAGAGCCAGGACAAATCAATGAACGTCGTCAAGCAATGTTGGCTTATTTGAAACCTGCTTGGAGATAAAGTGACACAAAAATTTGACGGAGTTTACGACCATACCAAGCCATGGCGAGCACCGATAGAACCTGACCAGGTTGCAAAACGTTGGTCATACTTGGGCCCATGGGCAACCAATATGGAGCGCCTAACACAACAGGCCCTAATGGTTGCTACTATTCCCGGAAAAGATATTCAAGCAATGGTGCGTCCACCACTGCCACAGATTCGTTTGTTCCCAGAACGGTATGGTTACGGAGACCGTCGCTCACCCGGAATTGAAGATGTAGTCACAGTTGACCGTCAATACCATGAGCCACGTATTTCTTGGTTTTCTGGTAGCCCAGCAGGGTACGGTGGCACTGCCCGCAATGATTTAGGCGGTGTGTAATGTCTAAAGAAGATAACTTTCCTCATTTTGTAGAGTATTCGCCAAAAGAAGCTGGACATTTTAAAGCGTTTATTCAGCGTGCAAAAAAAGCAAACCCTAACGGTGCTGCGGTAGATGTACACAAAGTTGCTGATTATAAAAAGATGCGTATGTTTACTACACCTGATGGATTAGCTGGGTATGCAGTAAACCAAGAAGGTGAACTTAATTCTGTATTTAAACATCCGGATGCTAAATATGAAGATGTAGCACGCCGTGCAGCAGAGCATTCAATTTTAATTTCAAAAGCAACTCATGCATCAGCATTTGACCCAAAGTTGCCAGACATGTATCAAAAAGGCGGATTACGAGCGTTGTCTCACGTTCAATGGAATGAAGCTTACAAACCTAAAACTTGGAAAGTTTCACGACAAGGTCGTCCAGCTGTAGCATTTATGGGGGCTGACCGTAGCGTTGCAAAAGAAGCAAACTCAGGCAAAAAATACACAGCATTTAGTACACCAGAAGTTGCCGATTATGACACAGGTATGGGTCAAGCAAAGGCACACGGCGAAAGGAACCGCAATGTTTGATGGCGATGGCGCAGAAACAATGGAATTACAAGCACGACAGATTGCGGAAAATGCAACCAAATATAAAGGTTCATATCCATGCCCAGCATGTGGCGTTGTTCTTAACCCAGTAGAAGCGTTGTACAGCAAAGGTATGTGCCAAAACTGTTACGCCCAAAAGATGTCTGACCGTGTTAAAAGAAAAATGGTCTAATTGTGGCAACCAAAAAAACTCGTACTGGTAAAAAGTTAACAGCAGAGGGTAAAGTTGCAGTTCCTTCCGTTACTCGTGGAGAAAACGGAAAGATTAGGGCTACAACTGCAGAAGAAAAGAAAGCAGCACGAACCACCACTCTTCCAATAGCGGGGCCTAAACCAGAACCAAAACCTGAAGGTCTTATGGGTATGGGTGAAAAACCAATTTCCAAAGGTGCCTCATCTGGAAGTTACCCACATATCAAAGCAGCAGTAGACGCAGCCCGTACTCATCTATCAGCGATGGCTCAACACCCAATTGGCTCCCCAGAGCACCATGCAGCCCACGAAGCATTTAATGCTATTCATGCCAATATTGGAAAGATGTCCCCAGAACTTCACACCACTTTAGGACAGGCAAAACACTTCGTAACTAACCCTGGAAAGGGAAGTGATGAGCTGTTAGCCATGACCCATAAAGCAATAAATACTAGACTTAACATCATCAAGGCAGCTCATACGGAGAATATCCGCCGTGCTGACGAAGGTCGCAACAGGAAAGCAGGAAACTAATGGCAGTTAACTCATCTCGCTCAATGAATAACTCATTGAATGAAGGCGCAACAGACGGCAAGTATCGTAAGGCTCGCCCAGATACAGAAGTTATTCCTGGTCTTGGAGATGAAGCGACGCTAGACAATCGCCAATCATTGCATCCTTTTTACGGTTATGGTTTTATTACATCTGAATATCCAAATAAGGTAAACCCAGGTAAGTAATCATGGCTAAAACATCTGTTCCAGATATGTCGGGTGATGCAAACCGCAAACCAACCAGTCCTGATTGGTCTAAAATGAAAGCCACTTGTGGTCATGAAGACCCAATGGGTTATTTTGCAGGAACAGTATGCAAATCATGCGCTCGTAAAGGGCATAGTAAAGCGATGGGACGATAATGGCTAAAAGAGTTTCAAATACAAACGCTGGTCCACATATCCAAGGACGAGAAGAGTTTAAAGGCTCTAACATGGAGGGCGTCAAAGGCGCACCATCATCTCACGGTTGGTTGAATGGGACTCAATTCTCAAAACAACTTTCAGACGTAGCAAACACTACTGACTACCACGTCAAGTCTTACAACACTCCAATTGCTGTTCACCACGAAGGTGGATGGATTTATCCAGACGTTTCACACAGTCCATCTACTGGTAAGCATCAGTCTATTGTTCGCCGTGCAATTGGCGTAAAGAGTGAGCGTGAAAACAAGATGGAAGCCCGTGCAGCTAAGAAAAAAGCCAAGGCTGATGCAACAGAACAAGGTCTTTGGAACGCATAATACGTTAAGATAATCGGACTACTACTAGGAGCACAATGAGTAACGTACCTATTTTGGGCGAAAAAAAGATGGACAACGAACCAATGTTTCGGTTGTTGTACTGTCTTGTTTGCGATTCACTGGACGAACTTCCGCCATATGATGGCGCCCCAGAACAAGACCACTTGTTAACAATTGCTTGTGAATCACATGTTTTTCCATCAGGTGAGCCACACAAAGGTAAGTTGTTTGTTTTGCCACTACGAGCATGGGCAAAACTAGAGTCAAAAAAAGAAATTATTCGTCAGATTAAAGGCGGAGGCTCTAAAGGATTGGCAGAGGTTGACGATACCTTTTACGATTCTCGTTCCATGTTTTTAGAAGACGCAATGAAATGCTACCAACAACACAACAAGCCAAAAGAAGGCTGTGTTGACTGGCAGCACAAGGAAAAACTGTTAATCCCCAATACGGCAAAAGAACGTAAAGCAGAAGGTATGGCACGTTATCAAGATGAAGCAGGGCCAAAAACTTACCTATGTAATTTTTGTCCCGTATCAATTGCTGTAAACCAGCGTAAACAAAAACTGTTAGGAATGAACTAATGACTCAAGCAGCATATGCAGTGTTTATTAATGATGATGGAAGCATTGCAACTGAAATTATCACCAAAGACGTTCAACGTCCAGCAACTAATTTTGACATCTATCAAACAAGCAAAGAATTGGTTTCAGACATTGAAAGCCAACTTCTTGCTGACCGTATTGCACGCACTGTTATCCACGCTCTACAGCCAAAAGACCCAGATGCTGAGAAACGAGCAAAGATTATTGATGCTTTAAGCGATAGAGGCATAGATACGCCCTTAAACTAAGGGTATGTTTACAAACTTAGGAAGTAACTCAAACCCTGTCCATATTCAAGGGTCACCTACTTCCTATTTTTCTGCGCCTGAACAAGAGCTAGACCCTCGTTTATTTTCAGGAACAGCAATAAAGGGATGGGTACGTAATGGCATCTTGCAACTTCTTTTTGGATTTTTAAATGAGAACTATCGGCATCCAGATTTATGGTGTCATGTATGGATTGCAGGTTCTGGAGTTTCCTATCAATGGTCTGCTGCTCGTGAGCCAGGAGATTTAGACGTTTTGATTGGCGTTAATTATATTCAATTTCGCAAAGCACATCCAGAGTATGTAGGACTTGGTGATGTAGAAATTAGCCGTATGCTCAATGAAGATTTCCGTAACCACTTACAACCAGATACCGAAAATTGGAATGGTTTTGAAGTCACGTTTTATGTAAACCCAGGTGCAACAGATATACGTTCTATTAATCCATATGCAGCATACGACCTTACCCATAACGAATGGACAGTGCACCCAGCACAAACCACTGCTCCAGAAAACCGTGTATGGGATGAAGTCGCAAAACGTGATTTATCAGTAGCAACACAGATTGTTACACGTTACACCAAAGCATTGACTGATGTGCATGGTGCACAAAATGACCCAGCACGTCGTAATGCAGAAGCACAACTACACGCTGCTCTAACGCAAGCCTCAGCTCTTTATGATGACATCCATGGCGCACGTAAGTTTGCTTTTAAAGCCGATGGACAAGGTTATGCAGACTTCTACAACTATAGATGGCAGGCTGGAAAGAAATACGGAACTGTACCTGCCCTACGTAAACTGTCTGAGTACTGGTCAGCATACAAAGCGCAACAGGCTGAAACCACATATGGCGTTGAACTGCCAGATACTCAGACCCTAATTAGACGAGCAGCAACATACAGAGCAAAAGGATAACTATGAAAACAAAAGGGATAGTAATTGGATTTTTTCTAGCATTAATTGCTGGTGGAGCGATGGCTGCTACTACAGGGCCTGATTGGGAAAAGCCAAACGTATTAGTAACGCCTGGCGTTATTAACCCTACAGTCAATCAAGCAAACATTAGCCAAAACGTATGCAAAGCAAACTGGACTTCAAAAGTACGCCCAACAATTACTTATACAAACAAGTTAAAGGCAACTCAACTTGCAACTACTTACAAATCATTTGTTGCTCTCTACGGAGCAGCAGCATCAGGTTACGAAGAAGACCACCTTATCTCCTTGCAACTTGGCGGTAGTCCTACTGACCCAAAAAACCTATGGCCTCAGCCATACTCTGGTAGCAATGCCCGTAAGAAAGATGTTGTTGAGACTAAACTAAAAAACATGATTTGTTCTGCCAAGATTTCATTGGCTGATGCACAAAAGGCTATTGCTAAAGATTGGGTTGCTGCTTACAACAAGTACGTAACTTCAGCGGATGTAAAGGCTCCCGTAGACTCTAACGGATAACTATGAACATACTCGTATCACTAGACGGCGTACTCAGTTCGGAGTCAGGAGAACCTATCCGTGCAGGAGTGGCACTTTATTACGCCCTAAACATTAACAACCGTGTAGCCATTATGACTTCTCGCAAAGAAGAAGACGCTAAACAATGGTTGCAATCGCACGGAATTATTAACTATGACGATTTGATTGATTTTTCTTTTGCACTGGAAGGCGAAGACTTAAAAAAGAGACAGTTCACAATGTCCCGTTCCAGGGCACCCATTGAAATGTATGTAGATGCCGACCCTACTATGTGTGCTTGGGTATTTGAAGAACAGCGAGTGCCAACAATCCTTTTTAGCCATCCAGGATTTGCTGTTGTTGAAAACCGTCCAGATGCACCTAAGAAAGTTAGACGCTGGTCAGATATAGAAGCATCTGTTAACCGTGTAAACATGGCTAGGTCAGAACAAGCACAGAAACCAAAAGAAGCCGAACTCTGGTCTGACTAATGAAAATTATCTTCAGCGGTGCTGAAGTGGGCTCTAACCGCACCCTTTTAGATGGACAGAAAGTTGAGTCAATGGGACTCAACTATTGGACTTTGCGCAAAAGAGGATTGCCTAAGACTAAAACATGGCTAATCAGTGAACACTATGATGCAGCTACAAAGGTAATCATTGAGTCCGGCGCAGCTCAAGCTGAGAAGGCAGGTCTCTCAAAAGAAGAGTTAACTTCTTTAGCAGCCGATTATCAAGAGTTTTTGGTTAATAACAGTGAACGAGCTTCAGCTTACATGGAGTTTGATTCATTGGTTTTGGGCAAAGATTGGGTAGAAGCCCAACGACCGTTTTATGAGCATGACCCAAAGTTCTGGGTTGTATGGCATGAAGAGTACGGTTTACCAGCGCTTAAAGCCATGTCTGAGACTTATAAAAACGTGGTCATACCCAACGATGAGATTGAGTCTGTAACCAGCCTAGCAGCCCTTACAAGGGGTTATCAGAGACAGTTTGGCACTTCCTACCATGCCCTTGCTTGTGCCAAGCCAGACAACCTCAGACAGATACCATTTGCCACAGCAAGCACATTGTCATGGCTATCTCCTATGCGCCGAGGAGAAACAATTGTTTGGGATGGCACTCAAATTAAACGCTATCCCAAGCGCATGAAAGCCCAAGCCAGACCTCGTTACAAGACTATTGTGGAGAAGGCTGGACTGGACTATTTGGGGTTTAGCCAAGATAACACACTAGAAGCAACTAGAGTTGCGGTCTGGTCATACTTACAGTTGGAGATATCCATGGACAAAAAAACGCCTAACTTTCACATTATTGATGGTGGTAAAGAACCCCAAGTATCTGATAACAGTGACACCCTATACACAGGGTTAGGTATGGAACTAGGAGGGTACCCTTCTGATAACAGTGCTCCTGAGGTGCGGAAAAATTCTTCTTCAGAATTGATTCAGCGAGACCCAAATGAGGTTCAAAACCTCCCTGTTTTTGGGTACAAGATGAAAACCGTTGTTGATAGAGATGAAAACGGCAAAGATATTTTGATGGACATCCCTGTTGTTCAAACCCAGCAATCTTCTTTAAGGCAGTGTGATACTTGCTTTGTTGCCGCCAACTGTCCCGCTTTCAAGCCTTCCAATACCTGTGCTTTTAACCTTCCAATTGAGGTCAAGACTAAAGAACAATTAAAGGCTTTGATGACTTCAATGATTGAAATGCAGGGTCAAAGAGTTGCTTTTATGCGTTTTGCTGAAGAAATGAACGGCGGATACGCAGACCCTAATGTATCTCAAGAAGTTGACCGTTTAATAAAAATGGTTGAGCGAGTCAATGATATGAACTCTGATAAAGAGTTTATTCAGATTACAGCCAGCCGTCAATCATCGGGTGGAGTGCTTTCGGCTATCTTTGGAGACAAGGCTCAGGCTCTTCGTGAATTGCCTGAAGCCCTTAAAGAAGAACAAGTTACAAAGATTATTCAATCCTCCATAGAAGATTAAGTTATCTGATAACAGTAAAGGGAGGGTAGTGGAGCAAGGTGGATGCTAGTTTAGCCACCCAAGCCACACCTCAACTGTAAATAAAGTTAGCAAGTGCATGGTAGGTTTCCACCCGTCACAATAGGTCTCCCTATTGAGGGGTATTTACACATTTATAGAAATGGTGGTATGTAAGTGGGTTTGTTTTCTTTTGAACTAGCAGGAGAATTCGTAGAATCGTATAAGGGCAAGAAGGCTCCTTTTGGGTATCAAGATGCTGCGGGAAACTCGGTAGGGGAGATTACTTTTCTCCGTACCTATTCTCGTCTGAAGCCAGATGGTACTAAAGAAACATGGGTAGATGTCTGCCAGAGGGTCATCAATGGCATGTACTCCTTGCAGAAAGACCACGCTAAACTCAACCGCCTTCCATGGTCAGATGCTAAAGCAGCAGCCTCGGCTAAAGAAGCTTTTGACCGTCTTTTTAACTTAAAGTGGACTCCGCCTGGACGAGGTCTTTGGGTTATGGGTACACCTCTTGTCAATGAACAACGTAACTCAGCAGCCCTACAAAATTGTGCTTTTGTTTCAACGGGGTCAATGACTAAAACCGACCCAGCAAAACCATTCGCTTTCCTCATGGAAGCCTCAATGCTTGGAGTGGGCGTTGGCTTTGATGACAAAGGAGCAGACAAGGACTTTAATATCTATGAGCCAAAAGAAAGTTATGAATACATCATCCCAGATACCCGAGAAGGCTGGGTTGAATCAACAGCCGCCCTCCTCAATTCTTACCTCAAGCCAGATACGAAGACTCCATTATTTGGCTACCAAGAAATCCGCCCAGCAGGGGTACCAATCAAAACCTTTGGTGGAACAGCCGCAGGACACGAACCCTTAAAGAAGTTACACGACCATATCGTCTCTATGTTTACCGGTAGAGCTGGAGAGAAACTTACTCGTAGAGATATTGCCGATATTGGCAACATGATTGGTGTCTGTGTTGTTTCTGGAAATGTACGCCGCAGTGCTGAGTTGCTTATGGGCCGCTTAGACGATGAAGGTTTCCTTAACTTAAAGAACTATGAAAAAAACCCTGACCGCATGGCTTACGGATGGATGTCTAACAACTCTGTTGAAGTAGCAGTAGGTCAAAACCTTACTCCAATCATTGACGGCATTGCTCTTAATGGTGAGCCTGGCGTTATTTGGATGGATGTTTCTCGTCAATACGGTCGGTTGGCTGACCCAATCAACAACAAAGACTGGCGTATTGCTGGGTACAACCCTTGTGCCGAACAGTCTCTTGAATCTTACGAGTGTTGTACTTTGGTTGAAACTTATTTGAATCGCCATGAAAACCTTGAGGACTTCAAAAGAACATTGAAGTTTGCTTATCTTTATGCCAAGACTGTAACTCTTATTCCTACACATTGGCAAGAGACCAACGCCATCATGCAACGCAACCGTCGTATTGGAACTTCAATCTCTGGTGTAGCAAACTTTGCAGATAATAATGGTTGGTCTGTGCTTCGCACATGGATGGATGAAGGTTATAAGGTCATAAAGAACTATGACATCAACTACTCAGAGTGGTTAGGTATTCGTGAGTCCATAAAGACGACTACTGTTAAGCCTTCAGGCACAGTTTCTATTCTTGCTGGTGAATCTCCAGGGGTTCACTGGGCTTCAGGTGGAAAGTTCTTTAACAGAGCAATCCGTTTTGCAAACAATGACCCTATGCTTCCGCTTTTTAAGATGGCTAACTATCGTGTAGAACCTGCAGCAGAATCGCCCGAAACTACGAGTGTTGTATTCTTTCCGGTAAAGACAGATGCAAAAAGAGCCGAAAAAGAAGTTTCAATTTATGAAAAGGTTGCTCTTGCAGCTGCAGCTCAGAGATACTGGTCAGATAACTCAGTCTCAGTAACAGTAACTTTTGACGCTGAGAAGGAAGCAGAGTCTATTGAGTCAGTCTTACATATGTATGACGGACAGTTAAAGACGATTAGTTTCTTACCTATGGGTAACATGGTTTATCCACAGATGCCTTACACCCAGATTACTGAAGAAGAGTACGAGAAAGAAGGAACTATGAAGTTGTTCCCAATTGACCTTGCGGGTGTTTATGCTGGTATGGCTTCTGACGCTATTGGTGAGGCTTACTGCACCACGGATGCTTGTGAAGTTAAGTTGATTAAAGACAATCAGTAATTACTAAAGAAGAAAGCCCCTAACCTTTATGGCTAGGGGCTTTCTTCTTGCCTTCTGCTATTGCTTTGGCTTTTGCATAGGCTTTGTCTTTGCCTTTGCTTTTGCTATGGCTTTCTTCGCCTGAGTGTGCGCCTTGTATGGGTACTTAGCAAGCCAGTCTTGTACGACTTTCTGCTGTGTGCCTTTCCATGCACTCCAATCTTTGCCACGACCGCTCATAAAATAAGCAGCCTTAGCATTCTTCACAGGGTTAAGCAGTTCAGCGTTGTATGCTAAACCTAATTTGGCTCGTCTTACTTCAGCCAATGAACCAATCATGTTAATTTGGAACAATCCATAGGAGTGGTCTCCTGTGTTCACATTTCCGTTATAACTGAGAGCGTTCCCGTGTGATTCTTTCATCGCTACTGCCCATGCGTATTTCAAACCTTGACCTTGAAACCCTACGGCCTCAAGCATTGTCACAAGTTCCTTTGGTTGAAACTTGGTATAGTTTTCATACTTCTTTAACACTAGCGTTTGTGCTTCTGCCTTACTTGGGGCTACTGCTGGGGCTGCAAACCCTATGAGTAAAGCCACCGCAAAAGGCATGGTAGAAAATGTTCCTAAAAGCATTTTCCATTTTTTTGTTAGTTTCATAATCACTCCAAATAGTCATTCACAACCTCGGCTGCGTTTGACTGCTGGTGACGGATACGGTGCAGATACCTCTCCGTCGTTACGATTGACTGGTGACCTAGCCTCTCTTTGACCTCGTGCACATCTACCCCGTTCTTTAACAACTGAGTAGCGTTAGCGTGCCGTAGGTCGTGAGTGGTGGGATACCAACCAATCCCTGACTTGTTGATGGCTTCGTTCCAAATGGCTCGCCATTTGTCACGAGGTAGGTGGCTTTCGCTAATGCTTTTGCTTAGGCTTTCGCTTCTGCTAAGGCTTTTGCTAAGGCTTTCTACCTTGCCCTTTCCCTTGTCCTTTCTATAGTGATTGCGGTACTCCCTAACCGCTTGCTTACACGCCTCACACCGACAACCGCCAACATTGTATGAATACGCCGTTGCGTGTTGGAATCTTCTGCTTCCAACGATGTAAGGCTTTCCTACCTTTTGGGTAGGACTTCCTAGTTTACTAGCCTTCTCAACCAGGTGCTTTGAGAAGACTAATTCTTCTTTTGACAAGGCTTTTGCTGTTACAAAGGTCTTTATCTCTGCTAGTAGAGCTTGAGAGACGACTACTGTGCGTTTGTTTCCATTCTTTGTAGCTGGTACTACGAGGAATCTTTTTCCCTCGGAATGATATTTAGAGCCTACATCACTTACTGTTCTTCTTATGTAGACTTCTTTAGAATTAAAGTTAAAGTCTTTAACCCTTAATTCTGTTGCTTCCCCGTACCGGCAGCCGGACGCTATGAGAAAACGAGCCAAAAGAACACTACCCTCTGTTGGAAGTTCTTTTAGAATACGCTTGAAGTCCCCTGCTTCTAGGCTGTATGTAGGGTCAGGCTTTGATTGGGCTATGCGTATGCGGTGGGTGGGATTGGTGGCTATCGCTTCATCATCTATGGCGAGCCTAAATAAAGAACCTAAAGAAGTCTTTAAGTGAGAGATAGTGCTTGTGCTTATACCTTTACTTGCTAGGTCATCTAGTAAGGCTTTAACATCACGCTTGTTGATAGCCGAGATGCGACGAGTACCTAAAGAGGGTTGGGCATACTTCTTTATCAGGGTTAAATAAGTCTTGCGAGTGATAACCCTAATCTCTGTGTTGTTCACAAGTTGTTCAAGATAATCATTGAAAGTCTTTTGATTGTCGGGCATTAGATTAAACTCGCCTTCTTCGGCAAGTAATCCAGCGTTGAGTGCTTTAGCCCTAGAGTTGAAAGTTCCTACCGATTTGACTTTTCCGTCTTTTCGGTAATAGGCGGTGAATCTGCCATTCCTTGCTACTGTGTAAGCCATGCTGTCACCCTACCAGCGAGTAGCAAATAGAACAAAAAAAGGGGAACAAGTTGCACTTGGCAACCTGTTCCCCTTTTAGTTTATCTTTAGTTCGTACCTTCTTTTGTGACTTTCCTTCTTTGTGCTTGGCTAGTTAAGTGCCACTTACCGCAAATCTCGCACCTGTAACTTGCACATGGCTTCTTGCGATTGTTATTTAACCATTGAGTTTTCCAAATCATAGTGATTGCTTTCTCTGCACTATGCTTTGTTGAGTAACCCTTCTTTTGCTCACATCTCATAGTTACGCTCAATAGTTCTTTTGACTCGTTCTACACAGTTGTAGCAGAACCACATGACCATTTCGCCATTGTGATTTATCTCTTTACCGCTTGCTTTGAGTCCTTCTTGACCACAATCATCACATAGCCATAATTCATCTTGGCTTGTGATACGGCGAATAAACAACTCACCCATTATTTTCTCCTTCCTTTATTACTGCTTGCCATACGAAACCTTCTTGGTGTCGTGTTATCTGTCCAAGTATCTGAAACCATTGTTCATCTACTTCGGCAGTTATCTTGTAGGTACTCATCATGCCCTTGCTTTCTTATAGAGTTTATTTGTCTTTACATACTTGTTTAGGTAGTCATTGTTCTTTTTACTTGTTCTTACCTTATGGTGATAGGCACATCTAACAACACACTTGCCTATCTCCTTTTGTAACTTGATAAGAGGAATACCGCTTTTGATACCTTCCGATACATCAAACAACTTTCTTCCTCTTACATGGTCAAAGTCCAACCCTCTTATGTCGTTGTTGGTACAGTTCTTTTCAACGCAAGGATTGTTCTTTTTGTATTCGGCTACATAAGCCTGTAATAACGCACGCCTTTTTGCTTTAGCGTACTTAGTCTGCTTAATCATTACCTTGTGATTAACCTTGTAAGTATCAGCACTAGACTTCTTTTGACAGTTACGGCATTGAGTCTGCAACTTGTCAGGGCGTGCGCTATTACGATTAAAAAGATGAGTGGCTTTGTAGCGATTGCACTTGAAACATCTTTTAGTTGTCTTGCTTTTAATTTATCTATCCTTCCCACAGTTGTAGTTCGTCATGTTCTTGGTAGCGTTCTGCTTCCACACATCTTTCTACCCATGACTTTGTTTTGTATTTTCTTTTGTCTTTTGTTACCCATTGTGCGCCGTCTGTTACTTGCCAAGACCAGCCTTCATCAGACTTGATAATCAAGTAACGATTATCGTCTGTCAGGTATTGACCTGCTTGAACCTTACGCAGTTTTAACTTGTTGTTCGGCTTCACTTTCATCTATCTCTCCTTCCCATAGTTCAGTTTCTATCTCTTTTGATTTGAGTTCGCACTCATCACATAAGTCAGGTGTTTTATCTCCTGCACACTCAACGGCTTCCCAACACTCTTGGCATTGGTGGTGGTCGCCCATTAAGTATTCAAGTCTTTCGCAACCTGCTTCTCCTAAAGAACCGCCTTCGTATGAAACTTCTTTACCATTCTTGTATTCGTGTTCTCCCCAAAAATCAGAGCCACCTTCCCAATAGTTGTAAGTAAAAGAAAGTTTCTTATGTTCTTTTGCAAGTGCAGAGATAACTTCTACAACAGGACTCCATGCGCTCTCAAACGAGTAGACAACTTTTCCTTCTTCCCATTCCGAGTCATCTCGTCTAGGGTCGCTTAAATCCCATTTGCTACCCCAATTTGCTATGTTCCATTCATACCAATTTGCGCTCTCACTTGCCGGTCTAGGAATAACCTTTTGACATGAGAACACTTGTGCATAGGTATCTTCTGTTGCTTCGCTTTGAGTTACTTCAACAGCCTTCATTAACTTGCTAATGTCTTTAGGCTTGCCTTCAATAATTAACTCGTTCACACACCAATTAGGCATTGTCGCTTTCCTTTCTATGGGTTAGTTGTCTGTATGTCTTTGACTTTCCTTCTGTTGTTGCATAGCCGTATCTCACAAGCCTAAAGAGAATTGCGCTATGAGTTACGCCTAATTCTTTTGCTAGACGATAACCAGATACACCACTCTCCATAGTTTCATAAAGAAGTTTTGTATATTGCTCTGCTTCTTCTCTATGGGCTTTACCTTTGCCTCTTACAAGTGAGGCTTTGGCTTTAAGTTCTTTTAGTTGTGCTATGACTTCAGGCTTTGGCAAAACCTTAACTACTCTGTCTTTATAGATTTCTACTGTTGGTACTTCAGGAATGAGAAGGTCTTTTATTTTTTCTAGTGTCTCTGCGCTAGGTGTAGAACGCTCATAAAGACGAATGTTCTCTCTTGTCACTCCCACTTCTGTTGCTATGGATTGAAGAGTCCAACCAGCATTACGCAAAAGATTTGAGTACGCTTTGCGCTCTGCTAGTGGCAAACTTCTTATTGCCTCTCCAACTTCTTTAGGAAGAGTAAGGTCAGACTTCTTTACCTTTGTATGGACTAGCACACGCTCTTTGCGATTTTTTCCTTTGGTGTTCATACCTGCACTCCTATTGCTGTCATGTTAGTTAGTTTCTTTTGTAGTTCTATTGCTTCTTTTTCCCACGCTTCTCTTGCGTAGTCGTGGTAACTATCGGGGATTTGTGGCATGACTTTATTCATAATCGGTGCTTGACCATAAAAAGAAGTGTCACGAAACTTTAGCCCGCCGTCTTTACGGAATCCTCGTACGACTATTCGGTCTAGGCGTATGCCCTCTGTCATGCCGTCTGAGTACCCTGTGTAGATAAGAGACTCTAAGCGGTATTTATTTACTACGCCTGTGGGTACTTGCGTGTAACTACCATTTACATCTTTATATTCAGTCTCTTCTATATTTATGATTATCTGCTCTGCTTCCGCAAGAATTGTGTAGCAATAAAAAGACAAGGTGTTGCTTGCTTGTACCTTTGTCTCTGTGCTTGGTGCTATTAGTGTTGGTGTCATTTTGTTTCCCATAGTTCTTTCTCTAGGTTGTTATCGGATAGTTTTTTTATCATTTCGTTTTTTACTGCTTGATAGACTTCTTTATCATTTGCTTTTGTTGCTGTGGAATAAACAGAAAGAAAGCAAACTAAATCGTCATGGTCTAACGACTCAATAAACTTAATCGTCTTTTGAGGTAGCACTCTCTTCTCCTTCTGTATCCCACAGGTCTTTGTCTAATAGTTCT